TCACTTCGCCTCCGCATACATTTCGTCCGCCGGATAGAGCTGCAGCATCGCGCGCGCGGCCTCGACGTTCGACGTCGTCAACCACTCTTCCCAATCGTCGGGCCGCAGAATTACGACCGACCGCTTTTCGTCGGCCGGCTTGTGCATGCGCGACATCAGAGGGTGACCGTCGGCGTTAACGGTGATCATCGACATCACGTGGTGCTCGGCGCCGTCCTGGTTCGTAAGCGTGCGCCAGATGCCGGCGACGCACATCGTCGGACGATCGACGACGCCGATGCGCTGCCATACACACGGACCGTTCACCCATTTCCCCTTCTCATCTTGATACGCCTCCGGGTACGACGGCTCGACTATGAAACGTGCCGGAATCAGGCAACGTCGACCGCCGCGCCAGGTTGGTCCGTACAGCGGAGACTTCCCAAGGTTATCGTCGCGCACGTTCATCGTGCTGCGCATGAGCGGCGGCTTGCGCCCCTGCTCCCTGGCCCTCTTGATGGTCGCCTTCTGCAGTGCGCTCGGCCAGAAGCCGAAACCGGCGATCATCGGCTTGAACTGACCGTCGACGTAGCCGACGATCGGCGCGTCGTAGTCCGGGTATATCTCGGGCTTCCACGGCGTCCAGCGGTACAGGTCGCGGAAGTTGTCGATCTTGAGCTCGCTCAGTCCCGGATCTTCGCCCGGCGCGACGTAGTTGGTGCACATAGCCGTCCCCAATTTTGCCTCTTGACCTGACCATCTTAGCGCGAGATACACTGTGTTTTTATACAGTGGTGGGAACGTGATCAAGCCGCAGTGGGCGTATATCTGGGAGTTCAAGACCTTCGGGAGTGAGGATTGGAAGCGCACGCCCATCGAACTCACGGAGCGCGAGCTCGAATCATGGCTGGAAGACCGCATCGGCCCCATGGATCTGCCGACAACCCGACCGATCGAAAGCACAAGGATTGACCGGAACCGCGTCCCGCTACGAGACCGGCACCTCAAGGTCAAGCCAAAATTGCCTGAGTTCGACGCTCCAAGCGACACGGAGCTACGGGCGCTGTGGCGGGAATACACCGACCTACAGGTGCGATGGCTGATCCTTGAGATCCTCGCCCTTCGAAAATCGCTCGACAACATCCAGGATTGGTTCGACTACGTCGACAAGAACGTCGAGGATCGCGGGCAGCTGGGCGGAGGGAACGGAGAACTTCAGAAGCTGCGCCACCTTCTCCGAAAGGAAAGGGCGCGGGCTGGGATGATTTGATGTGGCTGTGGCATCCTGAATGCCATTCGCACAGGAGGCGGCAATGCGCACGATTGCGGAAGAATTCAGCGATTCCGACGACGACTGGTTCGGCTTCGCCTCGGCGCAAGACCGGAAGGACGGCCATTCGCTGCGGGCGTACCTGCTGCGTTACGCGGACCGCATCCCGGAACACCATGTCGTCGTGAACGTCGAGCTAGTACTACGCACGCAGTATCCGCCTCGCGGCGTCCGCCCGCCGTACCTAATCGTCACCCACTTCGATCCGGGGCACTCGACTGATTTGCCGCTCATGTGGAAGCGCAACATCGAGGAACTCCGATTCGATTCCAAGACCACGTACGTCGAATGCGGATACGACATTTTCGACTCGTTCAGCGCCGTCACGATGGATCTGACGGCGCGCGGGTTCTTCATAGAACCGCTGAACTAGCCCCCGCGCGTAACGCGCTCGCCGGACCGCCCGCGAAAGTACTGCGGACGCCCCGGTAAGCCGACATCCGCTCGCGGTCAAGACGCGCCAGAGAAATGGCGCAACCTTACTTCTTCACCGGCTCGATGCCCCAGCACTGGGCCGATCGTCCGTTTTCGGGAATAGCCTCAGGGTTGTATTTGCATTTGTTGATCGTTTCGAGTGCCGTCTTGTAGTTGGCAGTCAAGGGATCAGCAATACTGTCGACATATGCCGACTGTGCCGCTGCGTTTGGCGTTTGACAGTCCGCTCCCATTTGGTCGGGAGTCGGCCGAATTCCGCCAATTGGGTGGCCGTAGTTGTCTTCGTTCTCGCGAAGGGCACTCCAGAGAGAGGCCGACGCAGTACGCACCACGTTACCAGACGAGTCAAGCTTATCCGGCAAGCACGACAGGATTGGCCTTGCGTAGTAGACGACATTCCCCTTGATCAACTCACGCGCAGCAAATACACGAATATCTTTGTAAAACTGTTCCTCCATCGCACGCTTCTCTGGCGTATCGATATAGCCGGTCATGTCATCATATTGAAAATTCACCAGCGTCCAAGTCGAAATATTGACATTGGAAGCGGCGATATCCCGGGCCGTCGGACCTACACCATTATTCTCGCTCATCACGATTTCGTGCAGCTTCGTCCCGTTGACAATGCCGGGGTATACGCCGATGTCTGCGCCTCGCGCCTTAAACGCGTCCTGCAAAGCCGAGAGGGTCGATTGCACGTCACCGGCGGGGCTTTGAGGCGCAGGCACGGAACTAGCGACGCCGGCGGCCGAAGCCATCACACGCGTTCGCGGTGTTGTGATGAGTGGCTCCCCCGAGTACGTAAGCTTGATCGCCGGACCAGATGCCGGCGTCGACGAGTGGAGTTGCCCCTGTAACTCAGGACAGGCGGACACCGTTAGGTTGACGACACCGCATTACGCCTGAACTCGCGAGGCGAGCGGTATTTCAGGGCTTTGTGCGGGTGGCGCTCATTGTAGTGTTCAAACGCGATAGCCAGACGCGAGAGCGCTGTTGGTGCGTCAGACTTGTCCATATAGGCGACGTAATTGTGCTTCATGGTCTTCACGAACGATTCGGCCATGCCATTGCTCTGCGGCGAACGGACCGGCGTGGTCAGCGGCTCAAGACCCAGTTCGCGAGCGAAGCTGCGCGTGCGGTGGTCGATGTAGGCCGAGCCGTTGTCCGTCAGCCATTCGATGGGCTGCGCGGCCTGCGTGGTGCCGAAGCGCTGTTCGACGGCGGCCAGCATCACGTCGCGCACCACATCACCGCTATGCCCGCCGGTCGTCGCTGCCCAGCTCATCGCCTCGCGGTCGCAGCAGTCCAGCGCAAACGTCACGCGCAGCGGCGTACCATCGTCGCACCGGAACTCGAAGCCATCGGAGCACCAGCGGGTGTTGCTGCGGTCCACGGCAACGCGACCGTCATGTCGCCGCTTGTCTCGCCGCACGCCGGGGCGGCGCAGCAGCAACTGATGCTCCCGCATGACCCGATACACGCGCTTGACGTTGATGCACGGCGCACCGGTCTGCTCCCGACTGCGGCGCAGCAGCGCCCAGACACGCCGGTAGCCGTAGGTCGGCAGATGCGCCACATGGGCCTGAATCTCCTCAACCAGCCCGGCATCGTTGGTCACGCGGGCACGGCGACCATCGCGCCAGTCGGACGAGCGAGTTCGCTTTACCGCCACGGCAGAGCGCGCCACGCCGAGAACTTCGCAGACCGTCTTCATCGGTCGTCCCCCGGCAGCAAGGGCGAGCGCGCAATCAGGTTTTTTGAACGGCCCCATTCCACGGCTTCTTTCAGGATTTCGACCTCCAGCGTCTTCTTCCCGAGTAGCCGTTGCAGTTCCTTGATTTCCTTGATGGCGGCGGCCAGCTCAGATGCCGGCACAACGCTTTCGCCTGCCTTCACCGCCGCCAGACTGCCTTCCTGGTATTGCTTGCGCCAGCCGAACACCTGGTTGGCATTGACGCCGTGCCGACGTGCGACGGCCGACACCGACGCTCCCGGTTCCAATGTTTCCTGCACGATGGCGATTTTTTCTTGCGCCGTGCGCCGACGACGGCGCTCCGGCTCGGTCAGAATTTCGATGCTTTCCACGTAATGACTAGGCTTACTGATAGGCACAAGACTATCCCTTATTTTAAGAGCGTCCTCGTGTCCTCAGATACGTGGGGCCGCTCCAACGAGTCATCACCACCACCACAGGCCGTAAGTGCAATCCCAGCCACTACTGCAGCAATCAAAGTTTTTTTCATTGTGGTTCTCAGGTCGGAAGTTGTTGTATCCCCGGATCATCGATTTTACATATCGATTACGGATTCGGGAAATGGAAAGCCCGCGGCAAGCGCGGGCCTCGGCCGCCCTGTACCTATCGCGACGCTGCGCCCGTCAGCGCGTCGTAGTCGCTTTCGCAATGCCGCCCAGCAATGCCCCGCTCGTCAGCGATTCGCGCGAACTCTCCCGCAGCCTCGTCAGTCCGGCCGAACATGTCGGCAAGCAGATCGAGGGCGCGGTCGGCTGCCGCGCTTCCGGCCGGAGCGGCGGGATCGCGCGCGCGGGTGACGAGCTCGGCGACCTGCTTGCGCAGGCTGTTAGCAGCAGCATCGGCAGCGTCAGCAGCAGCGCGAGCCTGTTCACGTTGTTTCGAAGCATTTTCAGCGTTTCCCTGTTGTTGACGTGCGATACGGTCGCTTTCGTCGCGCTCGACGACTAGCTCGCGAATTCGCTGCGCCTGCGCTTCTACGGTGCGCGACTGGTCAGCGTCGCGATGCCCCTTGAAATATCCGCCCGCGGAGCCGATGACGACCGCCGCGACGATCGCGAGCCAAACCCGCGGATCGAACCAAGTCATAGCCCCTCCGAGTACGTCGTGCTCGTCGAGCCAAACGAGGCAGTCAGCACCTGACGACGCGGCTTCGTCCCGATCGGCGCGAGGCCGATGTGGACCCACGTGCCCTCCTGAATCAGCTGGTCGAATTCAATCGCCGACGCGCTGATCGCCCGGCAGATGTCGAGCGGCGCGCCGAATTTCGGACAGACGAAATCGGCGGCCAGACCCGACAGATGCGCGCTGGTCGGAACGCCGCCAACCGCACGATTGAGCGCCGCGGCTCGATAGCCCGAGGTGATGATCACGGGCCGCCCGCCGAGCACGTCGCGCACGCGCTCGAGCGCTTCAGCCGTCCGGCGCAGGTTCGCCGTGACGGCGGCAGACGGCGTGTTATCGATGCCACGCCGGCGCGCCGTGTCGCTCGCGGTCAATTCCTCGAGCGTGAAATGTGCCGTCAAATTCGTCATGCTCACTTTCCCCCAAACATTCGTTTTGCGTTCCGGCGCAGCAGCACTTCGAGGTACTGCGACCCGACGATGCCGAGCGCACTGCCGAGGCCGAGCAACGCGATCGGCGGCAGATCCGGGATCTGCAGCAGCGCCAGTCCCGCAACCATCGACGTCGCCGAACCGAGCACCGCACGCCCGGCCACAAGCCGGAACGTGAGCTGCTCGCTACCCACCAACACTTTCGCAATGCCAATCAGTCCGCCCATGAGAATCAACTCCAGAATCGTCTTTTCGTGCTCTTGCATTACCGCTCCCCGTTTCCAGCCCCGTAAAAAGAAAGGCCGCCAAGTTGGCGGCCCATCACACAATCCCTGTCGCATCCAGCACCATGAAGCGTGAATGCCATTGTTCTCGAAACCCTGCCAAGTTTGGCTTTCGGCCACCTCCGTACATTGTTGTGCCCCACGAAACACTGTTCCCGTTCACGCGAATCGAACTCAACTCGACGCCCGCAGGGTCATAGCTCCACGCGTGACGAACCGGGTAAATTCCCGAGACGATGATTGGGACACCGTATGCTCGGGAGTCCCACTGCGGGCTCGGTGCACCCTCTACCATCCACCCAACGCCAGGCACATATTCGTTGTAGATAACGTCAAGCACGCGCAGAAACGGTCTGGACGAGTCGGCAATGAGACGCCCTTGCCCGTTGAACACCTGAAGCCCGAAATTTCCGGACACCAGCGGCACCTGATCGAACTGAAAAAAATAGACAGTGCAGGGCCGCTCCGTGACAAATCTCAGCGTGTAGGTAGTGCCGTCGACATCCGTGCTCCAAATGGTGATTCCAACCCCATCCGACGCATAGACCCCATACATAGGCCCCGCCGTTGCGTTGAACGTAAACGCGACGCTGGGTAGAGTGACGCTGAAAGGCTTGTTCGCATCGTTGACCGCGAGGCGCAGCGACGTATCTACCGACTGCGACGACATCGCCTGGACCATTTGATAGTTCGGCGTCAATCCATCGATTTGATACACGCCCGTATCAGTAAACGCTTGAAATCCTGCCGGCATTAATACACTCCATAAACTATCCACCCGGGAACCTGGGTGTACGCGTTAGATCCACTGGTATTGCCGCTGTACCGCCAGCTCACGCCATTCCGATCGATAGCAATAATCGGAGATGGCTCGGCGCCGGATACACGATAGAAAATCCGGGCCGGCATAAAAGACCAGAACGGTTCTCCGCCTGACATATCGGCGGCCACACTCCCGTCGAACCCACCTACCTGGACGATTCCGACAACCCGCCCCGCTCGTGATTTCGCATCGAGGATCAGACGGCCGGCACCGTCAAAAATCTGCAGCCCTGTCGCCATCACCACATCCCCATGCGCACGCGAAGCACGCCGTTGCCGTCGTATACACGCACGCTGCTACCGTCGAGCACCAGTCGATTTCCACTGCCGTCAGACGCGTTGATCTCGAACCAGCCACTCTTGTCGAGCCGCCACCCCTGCCGCCCAGCAACGTAGTTGTCGGACTGGATGTAACTGCCGATCATCGCGTTCGTGATCCAGCCCGAACCGATGAGCGCCTGGCGAAGAAACACCTGCCCGCCCTGGACGACGAACGGCACGATCGAAGCGCCGCCGTTGTTCGGGTCGACCACCGCGAAGCGCTGCGCCGACACCAGCACCTGCGACTCGACAATGCCGCTGTCGTTGTTGATGCCGATCCCGATGCCGGCGATGTACGTTCGACCGTCCGACGTGATCTGCGTCTTGATCTGGTACGACGCCGACACACGACCGTTCAGGTCCGCGTACGACTGCGCAACCGTCTGCACGGCCGCGGAATTTTCGTTGACCTGCGCACGCACAGTCGTGATCTGCTCGGCCTGCGCGCTGTCGGCGTCCGCCCGCGCCTTCGACTCCGTACGAATGTCGGCCACCAAATTCGCCTGCGCCGACTGCATGCGCGCTGTCACCGATTCGATCCGTTGCGCCTGCGCCATATCGGCTTCGGCCCGCGCGGACTGTTCCGAATAGACGCCCGCCATTACCAGCGTCGAGCCGGCTGCCTGACCGGTATCGCCTGCCATCGGCACATTGATCTGTGCCGAGACCGAGTCGATCCGCCGCGACAATGCGGAATCGCCATCGACGCGCGCGGTTTGCTCCGCCGCAATCGCGGCCTTGTTCGCGTTCGCTGTGGCCGTCGTCGAATCGATGCGCGACGAGAGCGCACCGTCAGCATCGGCACGGGCCTGCTGCTCGGCCGTGATCGCCGCCTTGTTCGCCCCAACGTCGGCCGTCACCGCGTCGACGCGCTTGCCGAGCGCCGTGTCGGCGGCCGCCCGCGCCGTGACCTCCGACGAGATGGCCGCCGCGTTGTCGTTCGCCTTGCTGACGACCGTATCGATTCGCGTGGACAGCGCACCGTCGGCGTCGGCGCGCGCGGTCGCCTCCTGCTTGATGGCCGCCGCCGCGTCGCCGACGCTGGCCGTCACGGTATCGATGCGCTGCCCGAGCGAGCTGTCGGCCGTCTGGCGCGCCTGCTGCTCGGCCGTGACCGCGGCGCCACGCTGCCGCGCCTCTTCGGCCACGGCGTCCGCTCGGTCCCGAGCCTCTTTCGCGATCGCGTCCGCGCGATCGTGAATCTCCTTTTCGATTGCGCTCGCGTTATCCGCGACGCCTTGTTGCAGCCCCGGAATCGCGTCGATCGGCTTGCGCAGATCCTCGCCCAGCGCCGAGTGCGAAATCCGTCCCGCGAAATACTTCTCGTATTCCCCTTCGTCGGTCGTGGGCTGCCCCTGAACGCCTGGTCCGGCCGCTGGATACCACGGCCCGACGTTCCCTGACGTGTCGACGAGTCGAGCCCAGAAATAAAACACCTGGCCGACCGCGAGCCCCTGCAAGGACGTCGAAGCCTGCGGATACGCGTAGTCCGAAAGCTTGATCGCATCGTCGCGGCTCGGCGTGCGGCTGTACCAGAGCTCGGTGCGCTGCGTATCGCCGGCCGTACCGTCGCCCGGGAACGCCCAATCGAGATTGATCCCGAACACGATGCCGGCGGCCTTGAGGGACGCCACGGCTGGCGGCGGCGTCGTTTTGCCCTTCAGTTGCGTTTCCGCGCTGGTCGCCGGCAGCGACGTAACGCCCATCACGTTCTGAGCGCGCACGCGCGCCACGTAGCGCCCCTGATAAATCCCCGGCACCTCGACCTGCAGGCCGCCCGTGCGCGGCACACTGACCCACTCGCCGTTGTCCTTCCGCCATTCAGGCAGATACGTCACCGAGTTATCCGCGGCATCCCACGCGATCACCATCGTGGTTTTGGAAATCCCCTGATCGACGGCCGAGTACGTCGTCACGCGCACGTTGGTCGGCGGCGCCTGCACCGACGGCGGCACGACCGTCACCGGCCGCTGCTGAATCTGCGCGCCGTCGTCGATCGCCGCGTACTTCCCGGGCTCGTGCATCGTCGCCGTGATCGTGTACTCGAGCAGGCCGTCGTCATCGCCTTCCTGAACGCTCACGACGCGATAGAGCTGCGCCGCGACCTCCGCGTTTTCCAACATCCACACTGCACCCGGCACCGGGTCCGCGTCGAAGCGATCGGCCAGCGTGAGCAGGTCCCCGTCGACGGACTTCACCGCACGGTACTGCGCAACACCTGACGGCAGAATCGCCGTGAAGCGATCGCCGGGCGCCACGGTCGGCGCCTTGTCGAGCGTAACGACGTTGCCGGCGACCGAGCGAATGCGCCCGCCGATGCGACGACCAGCCTTTCGCGGATCGGCGATCGCGATCACCTGCCCCGGGCCGACCAGCACGCCGTCCATCCCGACCTTGAACGACACCGTGCCCGACTCGTAGCGCGACGTCAGGAGAAGCCACCGGCCGAGCCGGTGCGCCTGCGCCTGTGACGTGCAGCCGAACGCCGTTACCTGCGTCTTGATGACGCCGTAGCGCGCGATGCCGTCGTCGTCCGGCACATACTCGACCGCCTGTTTGTACTGGTTCGAAGGATCGTTGTAGCTGACCAGCGCGACCGTGTAACGCGTCTTGCGCTCGCTCCCCACGTAGCGGAACGCCCCGTCAATCACGTTCGCCGCGGTATAGACGTACACCGGATCGGACGGCATGTCCGCCGACGCGACCACTGCGCCCGGCCCCCAGTACGAAATGCCGCGGAACACGCTGGCGATATCCTGCAGCACCTTGTACGCGTCGGCCGCCGACTGGATCACGCAGTTGCACGTGAAGCGCGGCTCGACGCCGCCCCGGCCGTCCGACACCATGACGTCGCAATACCGCGCAATTTCGTACAGCCCCCACTTGTCGACCATCGACGCGTCGACCGTCTTGCCGAGGCCGTAGCGATCGTTCAGCAGCAGGTCGTAGAAAATCCACGCCGGGTTGTTCGTCCACGCCGGCTTGAACGTCCCGTCCCATGCCCCCGAGTACGTGCGCGTCTCGGGATCGTAATTCGACGGCACCCGAACGATCAGGCCGCGAACGTGGTACGACCGCACCGGCACCTGCGAGAACGATCGCGCGTCGAAGGTCATACCAACGAGCGCCGTCATCGGATAGCGCAGCTTGCGGTCGATCACCTCGGTGATCGCCTCGATGTTCACCGTGTCCGCGATCAGTGAGCTGTGTGCGTTCGGCGTAATGCGCCGAACACGGACCAACCAGCCGGTTGTCGCGCGCGGCAACTCGATCCGGTGCGAGCGCTCGTAGAGCGACGTCGTTTTGCCATCGAACGCCGACGACAGCACCTGCGCGTACGAGCCACCGTCGACCGACAGGTCGATCGCATATTCCACGCGATAGCCGAACACGCCGGTCGCCGGATCGCTCTTTTGCAGTGCCGGCACGCCGAAGCGAATACGGATAGCCGACAGCTGCGTGTTTTGCACCTGCCGCACCCACGGCGCATCGGAAGTCAGCGGCACACCTACGGCCGATTCGCGCTCGACCGCCGGAAAGCCCGGCATGAACTCCTGATCGAGCGTACCCGTGCGGACGTCGACGCTGTAATTCTGGAAGTTGACCGAGCCGTCGGAGTTCTGGATCGGCGTGCCATCGAGAAAGACCGACTGCATGCCCTTCACCAGGCCGACGATTGGCCCCTCCGAAATGGCGTCGAGAACCTTCGCGCGCGCGACGGAATGCAGGCTGTCGGGCGATTCCCCACCACCCCCGCCACCGCCGCCGCCCTTCGCCCCGCTGATCCGCTTCGGCCCGGATTCCGCGTAGATCTTTTTCACACCTGATCCTCTGTGTAGATGCCCGAACTGACGACCTTCGATCCGACGACCATCTCGCCGTACACGAGCGGCGCCGGCTCGCCCTGAGCAGCGCTGTTCACCGCGCCGTTGAAGTAGTACGACGTGCCGTTGTCGGCTGCGCCGGCCAGTCCGGCCTGCTGCGGGCTGAGCATCTGCGTAATGCCGCCGAGCGCCATCGACACGCCCAGTCCGATCAGCGTCGGCTGACTGAATACGAAGCCGGCGACGGCCAGCGCCGCACCGAGAATCGTCTGGAACAGACCGCCGCTCTTGCTGCCGATGATCACCGGCGCGATCCGGATCGCTTCGCCACCCACCGGCGCGCCGAGATCGTCCTCGCTCAGGTTTCTGCGGCCGTTGAACACCGCGAACGTCAGTCCGTTGTCGCGCGCGCCGAGCAGGAATTTGCGAAAGCCCGGGATCAGCACCGACAGCGCGCGCACCGCCTCCGCAGTCGACGAGACGGCCAGACGATGCACCCGGCCGAAGCGCGCGCCGGCGACCCCGTAAAGCCTCACCTCGCGTAGCTTTTCCGTCACTTCGCACCCCCGATGTGTCGGAGCACCGTCGTGCAGCTGTCTCGCCACATTGAGCCCCACACCGCGCGACACGACAGTCGCCCGTACATGTGATGCGCGAACATGCCGTCACCCAGATACACGCCGGAATGATTCGGCACGCCGTTTTTGCTTCGGACCTGCATCAGCAGCACGTCTCCCGGCTCGAGCTGCGCGTCGCGGCCCATATCGAGAAAGCCCGCGTCCTGGTAGTGCGCGATATACAGGTTCGAATACCCATCGGCCCACCACCCATCCTTGCGCTCGAAATCAGGCAGCGCGATCCCGCGCTCGGCGAGATACCAGTCACGCACCAGCGAGTAGCAATCGAGCACACCGTGCACGTATTCCCGACCGTAAAGCGGCGCGACGTAGCCGCACGGCGCAAACTCGCACCAGCTGTCGATACCGATCGACCCGTCGACCTGCACGCCGAGCGAGACGATCACCCACCGCGGGATGCCGGCGCGCTCACACATCGCGCGATCGCCCATGCTCGGCTGGGCCGTCCCGTTCGGATGCGAGTGCACCATCGCGAGAATTTCGCCCATGTCCTCCGCGTCCGCGTAATCCTCGGCCGCGAGCCCGAATCGATCGGTAGGCGCCGCAGCGATATTCCGGCCAGGCACATACACGTCGCCCGAAGCGGTTTCGACGACCAGCCCGCAGCACTCGCGCGGATACTCGGCGAGCGCGTGCTCCGCGATCGCCTGCTTGATTCGTTCGTCCATAAAAAAACCCGCCGATTGGCGGGTCCGTGAAGAAGGGTTGATAGACGGTCTAGGCGAGCGTGTCGCACAAAAAGCCGCCATACGGCAGCGGGTTATTGACGCCGAACCGGCATTCGCACCCGCTGATTTTCTGGCTGCAGCGATCGAGAGCCGGATCACTCACCGGCTTGTCGTTCTTGTCGAAATAGACCATGCCGACGTATCCGCACTCGGGCCCACGATAGCGCCACTGGCACGCGGCGACGATCTGGCGCGCCGGCACCTGCTGCCCGCCGAAATCGAGCGGCGACGACAGCGTAAATTCGACCTGCACGCCGGGCTGCTCGTCGCTCTTCTGCTCGATTCGCCACTGCTCAGGCGGCCATTGCTCGTTCGGGTCCGCGGTCGGGTTGCCGTTCGGGAAATTCACCGCGTCGAGGTATTTCGCCAGCGTGCGCCGGCGGAACACCTTCGCGCCGACGAGATCATCGAGCGCAACGCACAGCGCGGTGATCGTGCCGTTGATGTCGCCTACCGTCAGCGTCGGCGCCGGCTGGCGAGCGTCCGATGTCCGCTCGAAGCCGGCCGCCTGGATCGGCCACGGCTTGTATTCCAGACCCTGCCACACGATCGACGCCGACTGCAGGTGCCCGTGAAAGCGCAACACGTCCCCGCCGATGTCCGTGCAGTCGACTTCGAAAAACTCGAGCCGCCGGCCGGGTTCCAGCTGCTGTATATCGGCCGAAATAGGCATACCGTTACCTCGCGCCCCTGAGCATCGCCACCTCGGCACGTAGCTTCACGACGTCCGCCGTCAACGATTCGATCAAATTTGCCATGTGTTGCACAGCTGCACCGACGTAAACTCCGAGGCCGCCATAGTCGACGGTCTGTAGCTTCATTCGACCGTCTTCCTCGACGGCATCTTTCTCGCCGCTGACGACATTCGAGAACACCGCCTGCGCTTCGTGTGCAATCACGCCCGCGATTCTGCGCTCCGCATCTTCGCCTACATTGGTAGTTTTCAAGTAGTCGACGAAGCGCAAGCGGCGCACGCCCTCGTACGCTGCAGCGGTATCGATGGCCTTTACCGATTTCTTGATTCGGTAGTCAGACCCTTGCGAAAGAGACCCAACAAACGCCGCATTCCCTCCGTCGTAAAACATATGCGCATTTACGGTTCCTGTGAACGTGAAGGAAGCTACCGCAGTTGCGCTTGCTGATCCACCAGCGTGAATGGACATCGCGAACAAATCGCGCTGGCCAGATTTCTGAGCGTGAAGAAGTTGGTAGGCGGCACCGTTGTTGTCGCACTCAACGCGAACGGCTGCTGCGGATTTTGACCAATCGTTGAACAGATATCCGGTCAATCGATTTGCAGCGAAGGCCGAGCCATAGTCCGGCGGAGCGAACGTCGAAACGACGGACTTTTCGAAGAAGTTCGCGCCCTTGAACGTCTGGTCTGAGTACAACGACGCGTAATTGGCGGGATTGAAGTTGCCGCTATCCCACGGAGTTAGCCCACCCTTCCATGTCGGCCGAGAACCGATGTAACAACCTGCTCCCGTGTAATCGATCCGCACACCGCCCGATGCCAGATCCAAGACAAACGGCCGGTAGTCATTCCATCCGCCGTCCGGGTCGCCCTCGTTAGTTTGCAGCAGATAGACCTGCGTTCCGTCGTTGCGAAAAATGACGCCACGACTCCCTTGCACTGATCGCAAGAAGTCCGCGCCCGCCGTTCGCATCCCTCCCGCCATTTCGAGCTTGCCCCCGATCTTGGCAGAACCACCAACCGCAAGGTCTCCGCCTACCGTTTCATTCCACGATACGCGGCCCCGCTCAACGACGTGCCAATAGGCACCACCGTCCGAGACGTACTTCGCCCAATCTCCATTGTTTAGGATACTGACCGAGGCACCGTCGCCAGGCTGCACTGCGATAGTTACCGCCGGACCCAGATTGAATAGGTGAAAGCATGCGTTTTGCGGTACCGAAGAGGCATTCGGAAACTTGACGACCTTGCCCGCCTTGTCCATAACGAGGCAGAAGCGCGTGCCGACATGACCCGGCTGAAGGTCCGAGTTGTCACTCAGATACGTGTACTCGAGCGGAAGGCGAGCGGCGAGCGCATCGACGTTCGCGTTAAACCGCATATTCGCCGTACGTTGATCGTCACCGCCAGCGCCGCTGGGCGCTACACCAAGATTTGCTTTCTGCAGAATTGACATGTTTCCCTCTACGGCGCGAACGTCTGTTCGAACTGCGCCGTGATCGTGTACACGTTGCCGTTCTTCACCGGCTCGGTGTACTTATCACACACGAATCGCCCCTGCGGCCGAAGCGGCGGCGTCCAGAAAAATGACACCGCGCCGGCGTGCGCATCGAGGAACGCGAGAATTGCCGAGATCTTGTCGGCCTTCCCCACGAATCGAAGGCTGTACGACGGCACGCGATTGTTGAGCCCATCGGCCGCGCGCTGCGTGTACCCGTCGCCGAAACCAGCCTTTCGCACACGCAGTGTCGTATCACCGCCGAACCCCTCGACCGTCGGCGGCCAGATAAACGTGTCGGTCATCACCCCATCCCGTTTTTCAGTTTCCAGAGCGCGCCACCCTGACGACTCTCGACCGCGATCAACCCCTGCACCATCTGCGTGAGCTTCTTCACGAACTCGGCGCTCGCCATCATCTGCGTCGCGTTGCCCGTGCCGCCGTCGATCGTCACCGGGATATTCAGCTCGATCCCTCCGCCCTGCACGCCGAGCGCGCCCCCGCCGGCCGAGCCGCCGCCGACCAGACCACCGTTCGCAAACTTCGCGAAACCGAGATCCTGGCCGCTGTTGATCGCCTCCAGCAGCCGAAGCACGCCGGGCTTGCGCACCGCCGCGGCCTTCACCACGAACTCCTCATTGGAGAGCCACGCAGGAATGCTGTCGCTCGTCGACGTACCTGGGCCCGTGACCTGCCCGCCGGTCGCTAGATGGAAGCCGTACGCGTTTCCGCCACCCGTGCCGAGCGCGTCGGACAGGCTGCCCGCTACACCGCCGAGCAACGACGACGAACTGAATCCGCCCGCGCTGGCCGCGCCCAGCCCCAGCACCGACCCGAGCGCGCCGAACACCGGAGCCATCGCCGCGCGCGCGGCGAAGCGCGCCAGATCCGCGATCATGCTGTTGACCAGCCCGCGAAAATCCAGCTTGCCGGTCGACACAAACGAGGTGAGCGCGTCCTCCATGGTGCGGAACGAACTCGTAAATGCTTCCTCCGCGCGACCTGCCGCGTTCTCCGCAGACTCCTGATACAGCGCCACCGCACGGCTCGCGCCGACGCGCCAGTCGCGCTGCACCGCGAGCCGCTGCTCGACATATCCGCGTTCGCGCTCGACCTGCTCGGCCTCGGCCCGGTTGATACGGTCGATCTCGGCCAGATACTCCGGCGAGCCGAGCGTGCCGTCCTTGCGCGCGCCCTTCGTGAAATCGTCGCGCCGGCGCCGGAATTCGTCGCCGACGCGGCTCGTCGCCTGGTTCAGCTCGCGCGCGTTGTCGCCCATCGGCATCGCGGCCAGCTCGCGCGCGACCTCACGCTGTCTCTCGGACGCGTAATCCGCCAGCTCCGCGTCGATCTGCGCGCTGCGCTCCTTCAGCTTGTTGATCGCTTCGTGATAGCGGACCTCTTTCTCCAACTGCACCGCACGGTCGTATGCCGCGCGAATTGCAGCCTGATCACGAATCAAGCTCTTGTCGCCATCGGTCAGCTTCGTGCGCTTCGCGGCCAGATCGGTCAGCTTCTGGTCGAACCCGATCCGATCTTTCTCCGACTGCGTGAGCTTGTCGGTTGCGACCGCCTCGACGCGCAGCTGCGCGATACGCTGCGCGATGTTGTCGAGCATGCGCTGGCTTTCCGGCTCGGCGCGCGAGCCACCGGCCCGGCTCTTGTGCGCGAGCCCGGGCGCGTTGATGCCGATGCGCGCGACCTGGCCGGCCGATTCCGATACCGTGTCGTCGAACGCCTTTTTGCCGCGCGCCGCGGCGGCCGCGAGCGCCGCGTCGGCGTTGAACCCGAATTTTTCGAATTTCTTGCTGACGAGATCCGCCTGAAACTCGGCCAGCGCCGCGGCGACGACCATCTGCTGATTCATCAGCGCGAGCTCGCGCGTCAAATTGTCGATGTTCCGCCGCGCGCCGGCCTCGGCCTTCGCGTCTTTGTCCTGGATCGCTTTTTCGAGCGATTTGTACGCATCCGCGCGGCCGGCGATCAATCCGGCCTGCCGTGCCTCCGCTGTGTTCGCGCCCTTCGTTTTCGCTTCGTACTCGGCGCGCTGCTGCGCGGTCATGCCGATAACGTCGGAAGCCTCTTTCAGCTTTTCGACGTATTTGTTCCACGCCTCGGCCGCCATGCCGCCCGCGAAGAAATTGTTCTCTTCGGTGAGCAGTCGAATGCCGTCGGCCGCGCCGCGCGCGGCAGCATCCATCGCGGCCAGCGTGCGCGCGCCCTTGTCCGCTGCGGCGCCGGCCGTGTCGATCGCCGACGCGGCCTGCACCAGCTCGGCACGAAGCTCGTCACCGCCCTTCGTCGCGTCGATAAATACGCCGACCAGCGACGCAAGCTCGCGCGACTTCTCGTCGACGCCGAGGTTCTCGGTCTTGATCCGGTTCAGCCCTTCAATGAACCGATCGAGCGCGACCTGATTCTCGTCCGTGATGATCGGCGCGCTGTCGCCGATGCCCGGCACGATGACGCTCTGCGATGCGCGCGCCGCGAGGCCCGCGTATGCGTCCGCAACATCGCTGCGCGCCGCGGTCTGTGCCTGCTTCGCCCGATTGCGCTCGACCTCCTGCAGCAGCGGCGACAATTGCCGATACTTCTCGATGATCTGGTCGAGCGGCGCCTGCATGTCGATCAGGCTCGACGTCGCGCTGCTCGCGTGATCGCGGAATACCAACCAGTTCACCGCGGCGCCGAGCGCCACCGTGCCAACCGTCGCGATGATGCCGGGCAGGCCGCCCATCACCGACAGCAGGCCGGACCCCACCGTGCGCATCAGCGAGCCGGCACGCGCGGCCGCAGTCTGCGCCACGGCCGCGCGCTCGGTCGCCGCAGCCAGGCCCGCCGTCGCGGCTGTCGCCCCGCGCTCGGCCCGCTCGCGGGCCTGCGTCGCCGCCGCGACCTCGCGCTCGGCGACCGCGAGCCCCTTCTCGGTTTCCGCCAGCGCAGCCGCGTAGCGCGTCTGGTCGACCGTGCCCTTGGCCGCCGCGGCTTCCAGCGCCACGCGGCGCTGCTGCGCCAGCGCGAGAGATGCCTCGGCCCGTTCCAGCTCGCCCTGTGCCGCCGCCGTCTCGCGCGCGATAATCGCCGCGTAGGGCAAGCCAGCGATTCGCGTGCCGATCTCCTGACTTTTCGTCAGATTCGACCGCGCGGTCGCGACCTGCGCCACTGCGCTCGCCTCGATCGCCCGCGCCTCGGCGAGCTTCGCCTGCGTGTACTGGATCGAACCGGCCGTGAGCGCCGACTGCATCGCAAGGCTCTCGCGCATCGCGCGCATGCCGGCCAGCTCAGCCGCCGCGGCGACTTCTGCCGCCTGCGCGTTCTGCAGCTTCGCCGCTGCCGCATCGCGGTCGCTCTGCGCCTTCGTGATCGTGACCAGCGCAGCCGCGTTTTCCGCCTGCGCCTTCGCGAGCAGCGCCTGCCGCTCGGCGTTCCACGCGATGGCCGACTTGCTGACGGCCACCGCGGTCTGCGCGAAATACACGCCGAGCCGGCCGGCCGCGAGCGACGCGCTGATCGCGACGATCTCGTCGAGATGATCGGCAACGTAGACCACGCTCTGCGCCAGCTTCGCGCTCGCGCCGGTCGCCTCGTTCGCGTGCCCGACGTACGCGATGATTTCCGTTTGCAGGCGCGTCATCGCCTGCCCGACCGTCATGTCGACCTTGCCAAACAGCGCGTCCGTGCTCGACCCGGCGTTCTTCAGCGCGTCGATCAGGTTTTCGACGGTCAGCCTGCCGTCCTCGGCCAGGGCCTTCAGCTCGGACGTGCCCTTACCCATCCCGCGCGCGATCGCGTCGGCAACGCCCGGCAGTTCCTCCAGCACGCTCTTCAGATCCTGCCCGCGCAGCTGACCGGACGCGAACGCCTGACCCAGCTGCACGATACCGAGGCGCGCCGTGTCGGCCGACACGCCAGATAGCGCAACCGCCTTGCTGATCGTCTCGACCAGCGGGCCGACCTGCTTAATCGACAGGCCGAGGTGCGACGTATTGTTCGCGATACGCTGATACAGCTCGGCCGTCGCGTCGAGCGGCTGCCGCGTCGACTGCGCGATCCGCAGCACGTCGCCTTGAGCAATGGCGAAATCAATCTGATCCCGCGTTACGATCTTGAGCCGGTTGCTCAGGTTCGTCCATTCGTCGGCATACTCGATCAGTTGGTGCACGCCGAACGCCGCGGCAGCAGCCTGCGCATATGCCGTGAGCGAGCCGCGCGCGGCTTCGATCGCACGCACCGTCACCTGCACGCTCGACGCGTTGGACGCGAACGCCGCGTCAGCGGCGCGCCCCCCATCCCGGACCACATTGAAATAGCCGCTGGCCGTCGACCCAAGCTGCTGCATGCGTCGATCGTACTGGGTCGTATTCGCGGTAACGCTGACGATCAGCTCGCGGAGACTCGTTCCCATATTTTCTATCCGCCTACTTTACCAACCTCTTTAGCCCTGCGAAGAAAGGATCGTCGGCGACCTCTTCAATCTCTGCCGATTCGCCCGACCAGTTCGGCATCATGTCGGCCACCTTGACCTTCGCACCCTGCGCCTGGAACACCGCCGACGCGACCATCGCGGCGTGAAGGTCGTAACGATCGTCGGCAATCGGCGACTCGGCATCGAACGCCTGCCACAACGCAAACTCCGCGGTCGACATGTCCGCGCGCAGCTCGGCGAGCGTCCTGCCGAGCCGCAGCGCCAGCGTCAGTTCGAGTCGGAGATCAGGGTTTCGGCGGAGGCTTTTTTTGCATCGTCCTCCGCACCGGCTGTCATGTTGCCGAGCTCGAGCGCTTTGCTCACGATGCGTTCGTGCGCGGACCCGAATGCTGACGCGATCTCCTGCGCGTCCGCGTCCTCGAATTCGCGACGCCAGCCTGCCGCCGTCTCGACATAGAGCACGCGAACGAACAGCCGCGCCGAGGCGAGCACGTGCTCGTCCGGTCGGACACGCTCATACTTCTCGCGGGCAACCGCCTCGTCGTCGCCCGGCTCGACGCCGGCAGCGAGGCGCAGCGGCTCGAGCCAGAATGCGCGGTCGGCGAGCAACGGCTCGCGAACCGCAACCGTCACGTCGCCCCATTCCGGCATCGGCACGAACTCGTGCCGCCAGCCGACCAACGGGTTGAGAATCGCGGCGCGCAGCGCGCCGACGACCGTCGGAGTTTTGGTCATCACCTTTTCCTTACGTTTTTCAGGTCGATTAACCCGCCGGCGCGGCCGGCGGCGGCACTTCCTTCGGCGAGCCGCTGACACGGACGCTGTAGGTCGACGTCACGATGCCGTCGACGCCTGCCGACCAGGTGTACTGACGCACCATGCCGACGAACAGGAATTGCGACTTGTCGCGAAACGTCACGCGGAACACGTACTTGTCGCCAGTGCCGCGCGCGCCGCGGAGAATCAGCTGGCCGGCGTCATCCGACGAATAGTTGCCGTCGACCGAAAACTCGCCCGGATCGGGCAGGCCGAGCTCGGATTCCTTTTCGTCGCTGGCGAGCGTCGTCGCATCGATTTCCGACGATTGCCCGCCTTGCCAGTTGATCGTCTTGCTCGTCGTGTTGAGATCGACGAATACGAGCGCCTCGTCGTCGAGGTTCGACGACGACGTCTTCGAGATCTCGACCTTCGTACCTTGCGCCTTGATGCGCTTGCTCTTCTCGGCCATAAGCCCCTCACAAAAAAGAAAAGCCCGCTCGAGGCGGGCCGTACACACAGCGGATTCCGTCAGAATTCGACGGATATTTCGAGACTCACGCGAAAATCCCCGGAATCGCTCGAAAAGTCGTCGGGCAGGTCGTTCACCCCGCCGACAGAAAACTGCTCGGCCGCGTACGCGCGATCGATCACCTTGTCGGCGAGCGCGTCGGCGTCCGTATACGTGCTGGCGTAGACGTCGACCTGGAACACGCCGGATTTACCGCCAGTCGCCCCGCCAATCGCCATGTCGCGCGCGCCGCTCACGCGCGATACCACGTAGTACGGCGATTTCGCGGCTGCTGCGGCGGCGCCGACATAGCCCTTCGCGGTTCCAACCGTGCCGATCGCGTTGCGGATAACGAGGGCGCTCACCGGCCACCCCCGATCACCAGGTCGATCGCACGCACGATTTCGGTACGAATCGCACCCTCGGCCTGACCGATCGAGGCGTCGAACGCCGGGCGCGCGAACGGTTGCGCCCGCATATGCTGCGTGCCGAGCTCGATGAAGCGCCAGTAAAACGCGTTGCTGGGCGAATCGCCCTTGCCCTTCGTCCGCACGCGCACGCCCGCCGTCGCGAGGCCGGGCGCGTCCTTCTGGCGAAGCGCAGCCGACACGATATTTCGCCGCAGCTTCCCTGTTTTCTTCGGCGCGCGGGCGCGCGCCTCGTCTCGGATCACCTTCGCCCCGGCCACGGTCGCGCGCCTGAGCGCCTTCGTCGAATGGGATTTCGCAAGCTTCTCGAAATCCGCACGCAGGTCGCCCAGCCCCAGAATCTGCACGCTAGACATATTTCTCCCCCACCTTCACCGACAGGTCGAGATATCCGCGCTTGCGCGACGGCAGGACCGCCGTAATGTCGTATAGCCTGCCGTCGTACCGCACACGCATCTGCTCGTCGATACCGGCCCGGTAACGGATGCGCATGCTGGCCACCGCCGAACCCCGGACCGCGCCTGAAACGATGTGCTCTCTCCCGCTGATAAACAGCACGTCCGCCCACGGCTTCGAATGCTCAACCCACGCATCCGGCAATGGCTCATCGTTCTCATTTACTGCACCACTTCGGCGCTCGATCACGATTCGCTCGTTCCGCTTTCCCGCACGCATAGTTTCCTCGTTAGATGCTGACGATCGCGTGACGCGCGATGAGTCGGTTCGTGAAATCTTCGCTAAGCGAATTGACCGTTCCATCAAGCTCGGATTCGCGATGCGCGGACAGCGTGCCGAGTTGCAGCAGCATCCACGCAACGAGCGATTCGGGTACGGCGTCGGCCGACTCGAACGCGCCGCAACGAAACCGCACCTGCACGTCCTCGCCGTAAGGAAATGATTTCCGCGACACGAGATACGCCCGATCCATCACGCGGTATGCTGCCGGCGGCAAGACTTGCCGCGCGCCCGTCTCGTCCGTGTACGACACGTCGAGAATTTCGATTACGTCGTTCCACAGCAGAATCCGTTCCGACGGAAACGCGTCGACCCGCACCCGACACTCCTGCGGCAGCAACGGGCGGGCCAGCGCCGCCTCGAGCGCCTCTCGCGCCGCGACGATATTTCCCTTCAGCAGAACATCTTCGTCGTCACCGTCGATTCGGCAGTGCTCGCGCGCCAGGTCGAGCGTGATCGCTTCCTCAGCGGGCCGCGTCATGACGTCAACGCGACCCGCCGCGACGCGCAGCGGATATGCCAACTGGTCGACCATGTATTCCTCACGTCGAATGTGCGGCCGCCACGACGTGGCGGCCCCGTTCATCAGCCCTGCGGCGCCGCGGCCTCGCCCATCTTCAGCGCCTTCACTGCACCGCCGATGTCGATCAGGTTGCCGCCCTGGCGGTTGAATCCGACGAAGCCGACCTGCCCCTTGAGCGTGTAACGCGAGTCCGTCATGCGGAACATCGTGAGATCCATCACTTCGCGCACGATGTATTCGGAATGGTCACCGAACGTCAGCGGCTTTGCGCCCGCCTCGGGCACGTCGTACTCCTGCACGATCGTGACCGGCCGGCCGAGCAGACGATCCGGTGCACCGCCCGGGTTGCCCTGCTCGTAGCCCGGCACGAAGATCGGTCGCTTCTGCTCATCCTTGATCTTGCGAACGACCTTCAGCATCTGATCGTGCATCGCATACCCGCAACTCGGACGCACGCGATATGCCGGATCGACGCTGTGCTCGAGGTCGATCAGGTCGTCGTAGGTGATCAGGTTCGGCGACGCCACGGTAACGCCCGTGCCGACCGCCGTCAGCAGTCCGACCGGCTGCTTGTTGCCCGTGCCCTTCGCGAAATGCCGCGCAGTGATTCGGCCGACGCGCGTCGACAACAGGCGGATGATGTAGCTTTCGAGGTCGAACATGCTGTCCTGCAGCAGCTCCATCGAAAGCGCGATCGACTTCGACGAGTAGCGGAACGCCTCGAGCGACTTCGCGACGAACTTCGTGTCGCTGTCGCCCGTCTCCCCGTTTTCTTCGACGATCTCACCCTCTTCCGTCGTCGCGTCCGTACCCGGGAACGTCATCGACGCGCCGGTTCCGGTCGACAGTACGGTAGCGATCTGGCGAAGGCCGCCGAATGCCTTGAGCGCCTCCGACAGTCGGCGATAGAACTCAGGCGCGACGGTATAGCCGCCGGCCGCCGGGTCGCCGGTCGACATGGCGTTCTGGATTTCCGGTGTCTGCCGTGCGAGCATGCGTGCACGGTCTTCGTCGGTCAGAGCCAGCACGCCGCGGCGGAGGAACGTACGAATCGCGCGCGACTCACCCTCATGCGCACCCGGCGTCTTGACGTGCGCGTTGATCAGGCCCTCGGGATTTCCCGCGAGCGCTTCTTCGGCGAGCCGGTTCATCAGCCCCTCGTGACGCTTGATCTCGGCGCTCACACGATCCATCTCGGCGAGGCCTTCGTCGTACGCCTTTTGCTGATCGGCGCCCCACTTATCGCCCTGGTTGTTTTCCAGCAGCGCGTTCAGGTTTTTCGCGAGTGCGTCGCGACGCTCCCGCAGTGCTTGAATTGCAATAGCCATACAGTCTCCATCGACAGAAAAAGAAAGGGCCACCCGAGGGCAGCCCTTTGAATCGACGCGGGAACGCGTCACGAACGTTGCGCAAGCTCCAGCCGGCGCCGCATTGCTTCCATATCCGGCGCCGCGGCTGACGTCTGCGGAGCCGGCGTCGGCTCGGCAGGCTTCGCATCCGGCGACGGCAGCGGCGACTCCGACGGAGCGAACGCGACCGGCCTGCGCGGCGACGACTGCGCATGCGCCGCATTCGGCGCGCGGTCATACGCCGAGAGATTCCATGCGGAAGCCTGCGCGTCAGCGTTTGCGCCCGCGAGTCGATCAGCAAAGCCGCGTTGCACGGCTTCGTCGGATGACATCCACGTTTCGGCAGCCATCCATGCGGAAATATCGTCCTCACTTTGCCCCGTCTCCTTCGCGTAGGTACGCACCAGCGACGCGTCGACAGCATCGAGCAGCTTCGCGGATTCACGCAAATCGTCCGCATTTCCCATCGCGAACGTCCACGCGTTATGGATCATCACGAACGCACCGTCCGTGATCTCGACCTCATCAGCGGCCAGCATGACGAAGCTGGCCGCGCTCGCGGCAACGCCGTCGACGTGCGCAATCACCCGCGCCGAATGACCACGAATTGCCGTTTCCATCGCACGTGCGGCAAACACATCGCCGCCCGGGCTGTTGATCCGAAGGTGAATCGTATCGGCCGTGATCCCGGCGAGCGCCTGCACGAACGACTGGGCGGAGACGCCACCCCACCAATCGTCGGTCACGATCACGTCGTAAAGGTAAACAGTCGCAACCGTGCCGTCGTCGCTCGCCTTCACACTGAAAGCCCGCGGCGCTGCGCGGTTGTCATTCAGCAGCTGGAGGATTCGGTTTCGTCGCATCTTTGGTCCCTGAATTTAGAGTGTTGCCATCCGGCTCCGGCGGCATGTTGAAGCGGCGCCGCACGTCGTTTTGCGTCATCCAGCCCGGCTCGCCTGCGCGGCCGAGCGCGATGCGGAATGCCTCAAACCGAGATTTCATGTCGCCGAGGTCGAGCGCGTCGGCGTCATGCTGAATTGAACGCTTCGGCTTTCGAACCACCTTCCGACCGACTTCCTGCGCGATCTTCGTGAGATGCCGGCCCAGCGTGTATTTCACGAAGTGCTTCGCAAGCTGCTCGGCAGTCGTGCCGATCGTCGTACCCTTGTCGCTACGGCCGACCATGTGGGGCATGACTCCGAACACCGAGCACACGTCGTCATCGGTCAGCTTCCGGTTTTCGATCAGCTTTACGTCTGCCGCCGACATCGAAATTTGCTTGATGTCCATTCCGCCGCCGAGCACGACCGGCGCCGAACTGTTGTGCAATCCGCTGTATCGCTGTATCCACTGCTTGCGCAGCAACGCGACCTGATCCTCGGTCAACTTGCTATCCGACCTGATCACCAAATCGGGACGCAAGTTATCCGACAGCATCGTGTCGACCAACTGGCCAGCGGACGAGGCAACGTTCACCGGCATGCGAAGCACGCTACGGATTTGCGAGAGCCCGCGGCGACCGTCGAAGCCCGGGCCAGGAACGTGGATCATGTCGTCCTGATCGACCGTCATCACGACGTTGGTGGTCGGATCGAGATACGTGTACACGAGACGACCGTCGACAAGGTCAACCCATACCGAGAGCGGATGCAACGGCTCGACCGACTCGATTCGCGATGACCATCGCGTAACGCGATGGATGCGCGAAAACAGATCGCCATGCAAAAGCAGGCCCGTCATGCCGAATTCCCACCCCACCGCCGCCGGCCACCGCGGATGCAGCTCCTCGTTGAGTAGCTCCCAATATTCCGATTCCACCGGCAGCACGCCGTTCGGGCCACGCTCGTACTCGACCAGCGGCGTCGAAGCGACCGCACCGCCGATCAGCGCCACGCAGGAGTAAACAGTTGCGACGCTCATCGCACCGCGTTCGCTCACCGCCCGCCCCGGCGTCTGCAAGCCCGTCATCCAGTCGTACGCATCGGTGCCCGGGACAATCTGACTCGTCGACACCGCGGCGGCATTCACCTTTGCCGCCTGGCGCTCGGCATTCCACTGGTTCAAAATTCGCGAGCCGCTTGCGTTCGCGCGCGGCGCACCGTTCGTTGCGTTCGTCATAGGATGTAAATTTCCGGGTCCGCTTCAGGCTGATACGTAACCGCGCGCGTGGTCGCCATACAGGCCGCGACGATCGGATCGATGCGCCCGTTCGGCCGCGACTTCTTCTTGTCGGGCCGGATGTTTTCGTTCGAATCGAGCAGCAACGTGACGTTGCTGGCGCACCATCGCGCAACCGGATTCCCTCCATGACGCATCCGGCCGCCATACACCAGGCGCTCCAACTGCTTCGCGCCGGGTGACAGGCCTGCCATGTTTTGCGCGACCTGTACCATCGGGATCTCGTCCTCGAGCAGCTCGTTGACGATCTGCGTTGCGTTCCATGGATCGAACGCGATGTCCTGCACGTCGAAGAGTTTGCAGGCGGCCTTGATCGTGTCGCGAATAACCGTGTAGTCCGTGACCGCGCCCGGCGTCACAATTAACCACCCTTGCTCCGCCCATTTCTTATACGGCGCGGCGTCGCTGGCCTCCTGAGTGTTCACCTTCGCCTCTGGTGCGAAAATGAAAAAGACATAGAACCACTCGCCGGCCGGGTCGATTTCTCCGTCGTCGGCGTACGGCGGGAACGTGAGCACGAACGCGCACAGATCCTGCGTACTGGCCAGGTCCAAGCCGCCAAAGCACTTGCGCCCGGCGAGCGATTTCCGATCGAACGGCGCGCCGCACGCGTCCCATACAGCGATGTCGAACCAACTCAGCGCGCCATTGACCCAAACATTCAGGTCCTTGGTCAGAAAATTCGCCTTCGCGCTCGGCAGCTCGGCAGCTTTCGCCGCTTGCGCGTGCATGTAGTCGAAGGTTTTCGCGCTGCCGAGACTCGGATTCGCCTTGATCCAAACCGCCGGGTCGAACGGATCGTCGTCATCGTCGAGCGTGTAGATGTAGCCGAAGAAGCTGTCGTCGATCTTGTCGCCACGCAGGATCATGACGAGATAGCCGCGAATTTCCGTGCAGATCCCGTCGAGGATGTAGCCAGCAGTCGTGATGGCGGAGATTAAAGGCTGGAGTCGCGCACCGAGCGCTGACTCCATCACGTCCCACACCTCGCGCGTCTTGTGCGCGTGCAGCTCGTCTACCATACAAACCGACGGGTTCAAGCCGTCGAGCGATTCTGCGTTCGCCGGCAGCGGCTTAAACACGCTGCTGCCGATCACGATTCGCTCTTGGTTCGTCCCGTCGTACACCTTGATCGATCGCGCCAGCCGTTTCGATCGCCGACACCTACGACGGTAGTTGTCGAGCGCCGGCTTGAACACGCTCATAGCCTGTTCGCGCGTCGTCGCGATCGTGTAGACCTCCGCGCCCTGCTCGCCATCCATCAGGAAGAGGTAATCGCCTTGCCCTGCCTTCCACGTCGACTTGCCGTTTTTGCGTGCGACTTCTTCGTACCCGGTGCGAAAGCGCCGCAGCCAGGAATCGCCGCGGCGCCAACCGTACAGCACTGCCGTCCAAAATCGCTGCCACGGATCGAGCACCAACGCCCGGCCAGCGAGTGCGCCCTTGATGTGAAGGAACTGCCGCTCGATGTAGTCGATAACGTGATGCGCGTGCCCTGCACTGAACACAATGCCGCGCGCCGGGCCGTCGATCAGATCGACGTAGTGGCGCTTGACCGCAAGGAACACGAACTCGCCGACGACGATCTCGCCTCGCAACACCGGCAGGCCGTAGTCGACATCCCATCGATGCCGAATGGCTGGCGTCAGGCGGGCAAGCTCGTCGGCCTCGAGCGCGCGTGATTCAGCAGCTCGTCGAACAGGTCGTCCTGTTGGTCCGAGTCGTCCATCTTCGACTTCGCGATCAACATCGACGGCGTCGTCAGGCAGGCTTCCGGCAAACACTTGAGCAGCCCCTCTTTCAGCGACTTCGCCGCGTAGTAGAGTTGATGCGGCTGCGAATGGCCGTTCGGCGTTACCGTCATGAACGACCCGTTGTTGATCTTCTCGAAATCGCGCAGCTGCAGCTCGACCTTCACCCAGCGCACGAAGTCAACGCACACGATCGCCAGCGCGACGCCGGCGGTGCGGTGCGGCACGCCTTCTGCACGCAGCGCGAAACAGAGGTAGTCCCACACCTTGCGGTGCGAAGACTCAAAGTGCACCCCGGGCGGCGGCGGAGGCGATTCAATCGCCTTTCCAACGCCGCCGCCCGACGCGCGCGACTCGTCGGCACCGCCGACGTCGGCAAACGGTTGATTCGGACTCATGTGAGGCTTCCCGTAAGCGAGCCGACGAAAAACTCATCTCGCGTTGCGCGATCGGCTCTATGGGGCGGTTGTCTTAACCCCCCCCTCTTCAAAAAGTGGTCCGCGAAAAAATGCGGCTGAACGTTCGGTCCCGAGCAAGGGGCCGAAAAATTAAAACCACCCCCCCCTCGGTTCGGGGCGGCGGTCGGGCCGGGGGTCAGCGGCGCCCGCGCCCCCGCGCGCCTTCGGCCGCGGTCTTCGCGTCGTGACACGGCTTGCAGATCGATTGCAAATTGGTCAGCTCGTCGGTCCCGCCCTCGGCCTTCGAAACAACGTGGTCCACCGCGACAGCGCGAGCGACCCGACCTTTCTTTCGGCACGGCACACAGAGCCCGTTGTCGCGAGCGAGCGCTTCGCGACGCAGCTTTGTCCACGCCGTTCCGTATCCACGGGCGTGGCGCGATCCGCGTAAGCGATCCGATTGCCAGCCGACCGCTTCGCTCGCATGCTCAGCGCAGTAGCCTGGCGTCGACACCAGCCGGCCGCATCCGTAATGCCGACACTGCGTCGGCGCTTTCTTCGGCATCACGAACTCCAATGCAAAAAGCCCCGACGCTTTCGCTGTCGAGGCTTTGCGATTCTTCCGGGCGAGCGACGGCCCGGTACAGGCCGCGTCGCTCGGTATTAACCGGATCAAATTGTGGATCGAAGTGTAGATCAGCTATTTCGTTTCCGCAACACCCTCTTTCAACTTATCGATCACAGACTGCATGGAGACGTATTGCGGCCGAGGCACGACGAGCTTCTCCTCGATCACTCGTTTTGCATGCGCAAGCGCGAGGTCGAATATGCTGGTCGGCCGCGCCTTCAGGCCGAGCCGGCGACAGATCACTGCCGGCGGTGCGCGCCACACGAAGTGCATCGTAAGCACCTTGCGATCGAACGGCATAATCTTCCGCATCGCCACCTCCATCCGATTCGCCGCTTCAAGGTCGAGCGTTGAGTCGACTGTACGCCCGCCGACCGAAGGAAAGTAGATGCTCGACGTGAGCCCGTCTGTCCCGCCTTGCCCACCACGCTGTGCGCGGGCCCAATTTTCCAATTGTTGCTCGATCGTCATACTTCCCCCGTTTCAATCTTCATAAAGGCCGACGTGCAGCCGGCAATAACCGCGACGCGTCGATCCTGCGCCGAGAATGGACGTGGCGACGTTGGTACATCGCTTGCCGTCGCCGTCAACGTGTGCACAGCATCGATCGTCCCGCGTTTGCTGGTTCGCAGGCTGCCGCTCGCGCTGCAGCGACTGGTTTCGCTTCGCGCGCACCTGATCCCAATTTTTTCGAAGGCGCGCCGGCGAGCGAATCACGGAACACCAGAATCCGTCGCGCAGTGCCCACGCCCACAGCTTTGCGATTTGCTGTGGGTCGAATCCGTCGGCCAACATGCGGTCAACGTCCGACGCCCACTCACGAAAATCCGGCTCGCGAGCCCCCGGATCGCTGTCGCGAAGCCGCCGAGCCATCCAAGCCGTGAGCGCCGCGCAGCCCTCTTGACGATTTCCCTCTCTGCTTGTACCTTCACCGCCCAGGTATACCGACGACGTTTGAGAGAGAGACGAAGTTTCGTAATATCTGTTTGTTGGGTTGTTAGTTGGAACGTGGTTCCTGTAACTTCCCAGATCGCCCTCGGAATCACCGACCTCCGGCGAGACACGTGAACTAGGTTCGTCAAACTCGCCCGGATTACCGGAACGTGGTTCCTCAAACTCCCCCGAATTACTGGAACGTTGTTCCGACTCGTCGAAGTCAGCTCCGGCGATATCGAGGTTCAGGTCGTCACGCGCGCGACGCGCAACCTCCTCCGGCACCGTGAGACGATAGTGACCGTGCGCCCACTTCCGCCCGCTCTTTCGCGACTTCCACCGCTTGATCCAGCCTGCCTGCTCTGCCACGCCGAGATGCTTTGACACGGCGCGCGCAGTCAACGTCGCGCGCCCGGCAATTTCATCGATAGACGGCCAGCAAGTGTCGTCGATCGAATTCGCATACTCGGCTATGACGAACAATACGAGCTTGGTCGTACCAGGCAAGTCGCTCGCGGTCATCGCCCGGCGCCAGGTAAATGATGTTGGCACTCCCGCCATTAATACGCCCCTGTAGGTTCTGCAAAATTCTCGAATCTCGCTAATTCATTTCGGAATGCCAATCTCACCGTAGCAAGTGGTCCGTTCCGCTGTTTTGCGATAATTAGTTCCGCGGTACCCCGGTCCGCGCTATCCGGGTTGTACACCTCGTCTCGGTAAATAAACTGAATAACGTCGGCATCCTGTTCGATCGCGCCGGACTCGCGAAGGTCGGACATCATGGGCCGCTTGTTCGGGCGCTGCTCGAGCCCACGATTTAGCTGTGACAGCGCGATCACGGGCGCGTCGAATTCCTTCGCCGTCTTTTTCAACTCGCGCGAAATTTGCGATACCTCGCTTGTGCGGTTTTCACCTGATCCGCCATCCCCCGACATCAGCTGTAGGTAGTCGACGATGATCAGGCCAAGTTTTCCGACGACGCGCTGCAGGCGACGGAGCTTTGCCTTGAACTGCAACGGCGTGACGGACGAGCTGTCGAGCACGTACACCGGAGCGTCAACGAGGATCTGTGTTCCATGCGTCAGCCTCGACCAGTCATCATCACGCAAACTCGCAGTTCGCAGCTTGTGCTGATTGATCCGCGACGTTCCGGCAAGCATCCGCGTCGCCAGCTGGTCGTCAGGCATTTCCAACGACAGCACCGCAACGGGCATGCGCAACACGACCGCAACATGTTCCGCAATGTTCATGGCGTACGAGGTCTTTCCCATTGACGGGCGACCGGCGACGACGATCAGCTCGCCGCCATGCATTCCGTCGGTATGGCGGTCAAGATCGACAAAGCCCGTTGCCGTCCCACCGATTTGTGCAGCGCCACCGGCGTGATAACGATCGTCGATCCGCTGAATTACGGACGTCAGAGCAGCCGAGATTGGCCGAAACTCGTCATCGGCCGCGCTGCTCGTATCCGCGATTTTTAGCAGTTCGCCCTGCGCGAGGTCCAACAGTTCAAGAGGGGATTTGCCGCCAGGCTTCAACACGGCATTTCGCAGCCGCTCGGACACGCGCAGCATCCGCCGAGAAATCGAGCGGTTGCGGACAATCTCAGCGTAATGGCGAACACCCGCTGCACTAGGTGTTGCGTGAACCAGATCAGTCAAGAACGCGAGGGGCTGATCAACCTTCGCATCGACGGAATGCAAACGCTCGAATACCGTGACGGCATCTGCGCGCGCGCCACGCTGAATTAATTCACAGATCGCTTTGAACACTAACGCGTGCTCGCCGATCGTAAAATCAGCTTCGGAGACGATGCCCGCAATTTCCTCAAGCGCGCCGTTATCGAGCAATAATGCGCCGAGGATGCTTTGCTCCGCTTCGGGCGCCGACGTACGGGCGTGCGCATCCAATGGGTCGTGTGCGCCCATCAGGAGAACCTCCGGGAATAGGTCAATTACACGCCGCGGCGACGGCGGCGGCTCTGCGCGGAACGTCGGGCGATTGCGATCGTCTGTTCGATGTGGCGTTGCGCCGCGCGCCCGGCCTGCTCGATGGCCTCGGCTTCTCGCGGCTCGATCACCCCATCTTCAGCGGCGCGCCGGACCTCTTCGGCCAGGCCGCCCGCTTTCGTACTTACCGTAAGCGCGGAATCGACAAGCGCACGGACGCAATCCGACTCAGCATCGGCGACCGTTTCCGTTGCGACGAGCCCGAACCGAGCGTTGAACGCGTACACAGCATCGAGCGCATGCGGTTGCTTCTTTTCGAGCATCCATTCGACTAGCAGCTCGAACATTTCGCCTGTAATACGCGCCCCCTCAACCTCCCGCAACCGCAACCGCAGATGCTCGCCGGAAATCCGCGTGCCTCTCCGCTCGGTAAGAAAGCGGGCAGCGTCTTCGACTTTCCCGGGCGTGTTTGATACGGACGTATACAGGACGTCAATCCATGCGGTTTGACTGTAATGGTGAGCCACATTTACCCCTTGAATTTCACCGTTTTTCATACTGTTAACGTGCTCGCGTTTCCGAGAAAATTGCTCCATCGCCAAACGGAGCATCACCATGAAAACGCAAAAATTCAGAATTCAGCACGCAACAGCGACCCCGAAGCCACAACTCAAACGACACATGCGCGACGCGATCCGGCGCACCTTGAGCGACGCGAAGGCCTCGCGCTCGTTTGCCGCTTTCATGCGGCAGGCGTGCGACGCGACCGCGATCGAATGCCAGCGCGCTGACGCGACATGCTCCCGTCTGCACCATTCCGCTCCGGGCGATCGAGCGGCCCCAGGCCAACAAGGACGTCCGGCCGCGCAACAGAAATGAACTGCATCCTCGGCTTCGGGATGCCATTCCGGCGCCACTGAGACACGGCCGCGTCGTCAATCTCGAAGAGATCAGCGACAACCCCGGTCCCGCCCAATCGATCAATGATTTCGCTCGCACACGCGATGCGCAGGTCGTTTTCCATGGGCGCAATTTAAGCACACTTAATTCCAAAAGTGAAGTGCTCTTATCTGGCAAGGTTTAGCCTGCTGAAATGAACGACCTAGACACCTTCGTAGGACGACTCCGGTATGCCAAGACGCTTCGCGAGGCAGAACTGGGGGCGTCGATCGACGACAAGGAAATCGCCGCCAAGGCCGGAGTTTCCCCGTCAGCTGTCTCGCAATGGACGAGCGGCAAAGTGAACGTTGAGAATTTGAAGGCCGCGCCGGTGTTCCGCGTTGCGCGCTTCCTGCGCGTGCGCGCCGACTGGCTTTGGGATAAGCGCGGGCCGATGAAGGACGCCCAGGACGACCTGCCGCACGAAGCGCAGGCGCTCTATGCCGATCTAAAAAAAGCGATTGCCCTGGGCATGGGCGAGCTCGCGGTCACCGCCGTGCACGCACCCTTAAAGGCGGTGCTGGCTATGCATGAGAGAGCTCGCGGTGATCTGCTCGACTTGAATGCGCCGACGCCACCAGACGACTCAGATTCCAATCGAAAACCGCCGCGCACCTAAACACTCCTACGCGGTCATGCCTTGCCGCGTAGCCCTTGACGGGCATCCCTAGCAACTCGACGTCCCAGTCATATTCGGGCGTCTCGTGCGCCCCCATTACCCGCACCACCAAACCGATGTGCGCCTTGTTGGCGCACCGGCTAATCACGGCCAGATCCCCCGGATTGATACGGCCCTCGCTCATCTGTTCGTCCAAATTCATCGACGCGCACCCTCAGTCTTTTTCTACAAAACGCTTTCGATACTGTATGAATATCCAGTATGCACGTAGTCTAGATTGCCCGTCAACTTAAGCACACTAAATTTTCTTTGCACTCTGAAATTAAGTGTGCTTAAATTCGTCTCCACGCGGCCCTTTCGCTGCGCATCCAACGAGGCGAATTTCGATGCTTACCATCCTGTTCCGACGCAGCGAATTCACGTGGCTTAAATCACGTGCGCTGCAGGCGCGCGACTGGCACCCGCTCGCCGCGCTCGTCGTGCTTTACCTGATCGCCAGCGCGGTCGCCCCCACATTCAGCGTTTGAGGTGCGCGATGAATAACAAACCGCGCTCCGCACGTCAGCTTGAAGCTGCGATTTTCGACTGCATCAAAGACTCGGCCGAAACCGCCAAGAAATACAACCCGGACAGCTCCGCGCCCGATCGCCGCACCGCAGATTTCGTCGTGTGCCTTTGCGGTGCGCTCGAGGCACGCGGATATCTCGAACTCGCCAAGGCAATCGCGACCGGCAGCGGCAAGGAACACCTGTACCGAGCGGAGGGCGCATGAACAAGCTCATGCCCCCCTGGAAAATCGTTCTGTTCTGGCTCGCGGTAGGTATCGGTTGCGTCGCATGGACGTACAGCGACGAAGCACCGGACACGCCGAGCGAAAGCACCTACAGCGCGTGAGTCGGCCATGCAGAAAGATCACCTGCCAACCCATCTGCTGCGCGTCGAGTGGCAAATGCTGCACATGACGGGCGACTTCGAAACCGCAATCCAGCGCGCCAGCGTGCGGGACGCGCTCGAATCGTCTGCGCGAGCACGAGAAGCGCGCGAACGACGACGCGCAGCTGCACGTGTGGACATCAAACGGCTGCAGGCCGGCGACGCGGAGGACTGATCAATGCCGCGCTGCCACGTTCGCTGCACGCACTGCGACGCGCGCCGATGCCTGCGTCGCCACCCCGATCGCTACACGCGCCTGCCGGCGTGCCGCACGTGCAACCGCCGGAAATACCGCATCGATCAGTGGATGAACCGCCGGAACACGACGCGCATGCGTTGCGACTGCGCCGGTTACTGGTTCCCGCACCGACGCGGCTCCCTGTTTTGCTGGCATCGAGCCGACGGCTCGAACCGCTATCCCGGCGATACCGATTTCGCCGATCGCAATTACGACGGCCTCGCGGCCTGACTTCACCTGAGAGGTAATCGCATGTCCCTGTTCACGTCACTGCACGAGCTCGCGCGCACCACGAGCATCAACATCCTGATCACTGCCGAAGGCGACGAATACCTGCGCGTCAACGTCACGCCGCTGCCGAATGCGAAAGGCAAGAAAGAACTCTGGCCGCTGTCGCTGGTTGCGACGCCCCAAGAACTCGACGCCGAATTCGCAGCCGCGGTCGAGGCGTACGAGCCAAGCGCGCTGTCGCTGCTCGACCAGGCGCGCGCGTGCGCCGCCGCGAACAAATCCGACGCGGCGCCCGCGCTTCCGGCGCCGAATACTGGTGACGCCGCGGGCACCCCCGGGAAGCGCGGTCGCGGTCGGCCGCCGAAGGCCGCGAAGGCCGACGACGCCAACAACCCGCCTTCGACCGACGGCGCAAACGCCGGCGCGACAGACCCGCGCCAGATGCGCATCGACGATGCCAGCCAACCGAGCGACGGCAGCGAGACACCGGTCGCAGAAACGCCGGCAGCAGCGAAACCCGCTAGTGCAGAGCAGCCGCAATCGACCGACGCTGGCGTCGACCTGTACTGATCGGAGACAACGACATGCATATCGAAACGCTCGCTCGCGAATTCTCGTACAACGGCGCCAAGCTCGCCGACCCGGCTCCGACATTCACGCTGCAGCAGGTCCGCGATTTTTATTCGCAGACCTATCCCGAGCTGACGAACGCCGAGATCGAGGGGCCGGTCATCAAAGGCAATCGCAATGTCTATACGTTCCGGCGCGCCGTCGGCACGAAGGGAAGCGACGCGGCACCGCGCGACATTTCCGCGATGATCGACGCGATCATCCACGGCACGACGCGTCCGCCGTATCCGATCTTGTCCTACCTGCTGGACATCGAGCGATTCGCTCGCGCACACGCATGCCCGCTGCTCGACGAAGAAGTCGCATTCATCAATGCGCTGCATGCGCGCTACTGCCCGCAACCGAAATGACGCTCCGCGAACTTCGAAAGCACCTGCGCGAAAACACGTTCAGCGATCGCAGCGTGGCAGCAGCGCCGAAGAAGCACGTGAATAGCCCGCTCGCGGTACACATTTCGCGCGTTGCTGCAAGCGGCAATAGCTATTCGCCGCGCTTACGCCTCCCCTCGTCCGACATGCCGGTTTTGCCATGACATCGACCGCTCTTACCCTGCCGCGCATCGTCGACGAAGTGCCCGCGCGGTACGTCGTCGGCGATAGCGGCCAGTTTTCGCGCAATCTTGCGCTCGCGCTTATGCGCGGCAACATGCTGACGATCGAAGATGCGCAACTGGCTGACGACCACCGCAACGAGCGCGAGCTAGCTCGGATCGCACTGACGCGCACGTGGCGGGAACTCACGGACGCGCACTCCATTTTTGAATGGAGCTTGCGCGTGAGCTCCGACTCCTGCGGCCCGTCGTACTACCGCACCGGGGACGACAACAGCGTGTGGGTGTCGATTCATAGCGACGAAGGCGCAGGAACCGCGCCGGTGCGATTTCTTCGCGGCAGCATTTCGCACCTTGAAAACGTGATGCCCGGACTCGGCCAGACCGTTCTCGCTGTGCTTTACGAAGCATGCGCGCACTACCTGCCGTCCGTGCTGACGCCGAGCGAGACGATCTCGATTGCCGGCTACATGTATTGGCAAGGGCATGCGAACGAGATCGAGGCGCTACCCGAGCTGCGCATGCAATACGACGACGTCGACGCGGCGACTCCCAAGGAATTTTTCGATGCGTGCTCGATTCCCCGGCGCGCCGAATTCTTTCGCGACGCGCCGGACTGGCTCGTCAATCCGCAGCAGGTATTGAATACGTTCGACGTACACCGTGCAGCAGAACAGGACGAAATCGCGGCGCTCGCCGTCAGCGCATGTGACGAAATTTACAGCGTGATCGCGCACGGCGGCCCATTCGCCCGCGTCGACCACTTCGATTCGAACGCCGGGCCGGGCATCGATTTTTCGCTGTTCCTGTTGTGGGACCACGACGACGGCACCGGCCGCGTGATCGATGACTTTCTCGAGCACGAAATGCAAGGCGATGCGCTGGAGGCCGCGTGCGCGGTCAGCCTCTCACTCACAGGCAAAGCGGTCGGCAACTGGTTCGCACGGATGCGCAATACCTCGCGACTCGCGCTTGCAGTTGAACACCTGCTTGATGTGATCGCGCTCCGCTCGCCGGACAGCCCGGCCGAGGCCCAACCCATACAGGTTCGCGTATGAAAGATATCGATATCTATTGCGATACTGAATCGCACCTCGAACTCGATTCCGCACTGCTGCTGTATCGGAACAGCACCGACACGCGCGTGTACGTAACGCGCCATGCAGCGCGTCTTGTCGATGGCATGCCGACATTGCTTGCAGGTGAGCCCGTAACCGAGCGGCAACTCGCGGCGTTCACGGCCGCAGCGGCGAAACACGCCGGTCAGCACGGCTTCGTGCACGAACGCGTGATCTTCGCAGGCTCCGGCGTTGTCGCGTGGTGGATGCCGGCAGGCGTGCGGCACGTCTGGTTCAAATCTGACAAGCCGCTCGGCACGCGCGCGGGCCCCGCACAGCAACCGGCGCTGCTGTTCATCGCCCAAGGCGACAGCCGACACGTGTTTGCGCTCGCCGAGAATAAGCGACCCCAACGCGGGACCGCCTTGTTCCAGGCCCCTTACTACAACGTTTATTCCTCCGGCTCCGTGTGCACCGGCAACGTCGAAATCGCGAAGCAGCCGAACGCGGCCGACGTCGAGCACTACGAAGAGGAATTCTTTCGCAGCCGCTTCACTCACCCGAATGCCGCAAAGCTGATTCAGGGCGGAAGCATTTCCGCGCTCTGGCGCCAGTTGCTCGATGGCGCCGAATTTCCAACCGAAAGACTGGTCGCGGTCGACTTGACCGTCGAATCCGCAATTCAACGCCTCACGCAACGGAGCTAACCAAATGTCCACCAAAATCGAAGAAATTAAGGCAACGTTCGAAGCTGCAACGACCGACACCCTGCGCACGCTCGGCGACGCACTCAAGACTTTCAGCGAAGCGGTCGCCGCAGAAGCGCAAGCCGGCCGCTCGCGCCCGATCGCCGCCGAAGGCACAGACGCGAACATCGGCCTGGACGAAGCCCTGTTCGACAGCGCCCCGGTCGCCACTGTTCCACGCCACGCCGAGTTCGCGCCGCTGCTCGACGTAGGCCACCGATTCCTGCTCGCAGCCGAAGGCCTGTTCGTCGAGATCCGCCGCCCGTGGCTGCACCTGATTCAACCGATCGCGCCGATCGAAGGTGCCTTCCCGCGTCCGCCATATGGCTCAATCGACGCCAAGATTGAATTCGCTTTCGGGCGCATCAGCGCCGCCGAGCCGCACCTCCGTCGATTTGCAACAGACGCCGCTGGCGCCGCGCCGAACGAGCATGCCGCATGGATCGTCTGGAACGAGACGAGCAAGCAACTGGTGTACCGCGAGGTCGAAGTCACCAGCTCGACGCCGACCGCGATCACGATCATTCGGCCAGCGCTCGCCGACGACGAAAGCCTCGCATTCGATCTGCACAGCCACGGCGCCGGCCCAGCGGGCTTCAGCTCGACCGATGACGCAGACGACGCCGGCGAAGTAAAGATCGCCGGCGTGATCGGCGGTGTTGGTACGGCCAATCCGAGCGTTGCGTTCCGCCTATGCGCGCTCGGAAAAATGATCACGCTCCGTGTGCCGGTACAGGCGTTCTTCCCGTCGACGGAGAAAGCCGCGTGAACCAGCTCGACATGCTCGAACTCGCGGCGCGCGCCGCGGGGTGGGAAGTGAAGCGCCACACGGTCCGGGACTGCACCGCAATCCACGTCCGGCCGCATGCAACCGCCGACTGGCGCGCGTTCGATTCGATCGGCTCGCGCGCGGACGCGTTCGAGTTGTCGAGCGCGGCCCGCATCGATGTGACGCATTTCGCTGACTACGTGACCGCGCATGCCGGCGCGGGCGCGTTCCGCCACTTCACGCACGATGACATCGATGCACAGCACGACGTCGGCGCGCAGCAGGCGGAGCGCGAGCGCGCAACGCGCCGCGCGATCACCGAATGCGCCGCGCTGATTGGGCGCGACGTCGGTGCGCCCTGGTGGAGGACGGTATGAGCCAACACAAGACACCCGCACGCTTTCTCAGCGATCGACGCGTGACCGTCGCGCTGATCGGCTGCGGCGGCACGGGCTCGCAAATGTTAACCGGGCTCGCTCGCCTCAATCACGCACTCGTTGAACTCGGCCACCCGGGCCTGCACGTCACCGCATTCGACGCCGACACCGTGAGCGCCGCGAACGTCGGCCGGCAGATGTTCAGCCCGGCCGACGTCGGGCAGCGAAAGAGCGTCGTGCTCGTGCATCGCCTGAACGCATTTTTCGGGCTCGACTGGTGCGGTCGTCCGGTGCATGCCGGCGCCGACGCGATCATCCGCGGCGCCCCTGACCTCGTTGTCATGTGCGTCGACAGCGCGGCAGCTCGGGCGAAATTGGCGCCGGCCCTGAATAAAGCGGGCAGCTATGTGATGGATCTCGGCAACCGCGCGAGCGATGGCCAGGTGATTTTCGGCGCAGCGCCCCGGGCGGCCGGGAATACAGCAATTGCAGATAGCACGCCGCTGCGCTGGCCATATGACCTGCTGCCCGAGCTGATCGATACCTCGATTCCCGAGGACGACACGCCAAGTTGCAGCCTCGCGGAGGCGCTCGAGCGGCAGGAGTTATTCATCAACCAGGCCGTCGTCACACAGGGCCTCGCGATTCTGTGGGAATTTTTCCGGCATGCGCGCCTGACGTGGTGCGGCGCGTTCATCAATCTAAAGACAGGTCAAGTGCGGCCGCTGCCTGTCGCGACAGCGGAGAGCGCTAAGTGAGCTTCGAATACATCCGCAAACACTACGGCGTGCCGGCCGAGCGCGGGCGCCAGGTGAAATGCTACGGCGAGCGCGGCGTCATCACGAATGCCGCTGGCCACTATCTCTGCGTCGTCGTCGATGGAGACAAGCGCGAAGAGGAACGTCTCTATCACCCCACCGACCAGGTGGAATACGGGGAGATTGTCGATGCTCCCGTGCTGCGCGAGTGGCGCTGCCTCCCGCCGTGGCGCGACGAATCCGAATACGAGGCCTGGTTCACGGTGACCGCGAGCACACGCAGCAAAGCCAGGTACAAAGCCTTCCGCGATCTTCTCGACGTCTGCGATATGACCGGCAAGGACATGATCCAGATCCGCGTCCGCGCCAGCCGGAGGATGCAGCCGGGCCGCGTCGTATTCGTACCCCCCTCCGATGACCCGGACTTGCCGTTCTAACAAAAGGAGCATAACCATGACCACCAACATGAGACGCGCCGATGTGCTGACCGAAGCTGTGGCGCATACGATCGCCACGATCGGCCGACAACTCGATCTGATCACTGAACGCGCGCCGGGAAATGTCCTCGACAAGGCACCCGTCGTGCGGTCGCTGACCGCGCACAAAAAGCGCTTGGAAAAAGCGCTCGCGACTGTCGAGCGGCACGAAGCAGCGCCGGCCGAGAAGCGACGATCGCGGCGACATCCGCTCGGCCACGCCGATGGGATTCTCGCGCGCGGTGTTTGCTGCGAACGCGAAGCAACTGACCACCCGGGGACCACCATGACCACCGCACCGATTCTCCAAAAAATCCCCGTCGTGCGTGATCAGGACGGCTACTTCATCCATCCCGATCTGCTCCACTTCTGGCAGGTCACGATGGGCGGTGCCGAGGGCTGCACGCCAGAACAATGGGCCGCCCTCGAAGCGCAGGCCGGCATCAAGACATCCATCTACCACCTCGAAAACGAGAGCATGGAACATCCTGCATACGTCTCGTACTTCGACAACGGGAATCTCGACATCAGCGCATGGGGCCCATCGCCTGAGCCGGGCTGGTGGCTGCTCGAAATTGGCGACAGCGAAGACGGCCCGTACGCACTGTACGCAACACACGCATGAGGACCGCCACCATGGCCACCGACAAGAGCCGCGCTGATGCGCTTCCGATCGCGCCCGTGCGCCCTGAATACGACGTCGATGCCGTGCGTTTCGGCGAATGCGACCACTGCAACAAGCGAAGCCATATCAGACCACACGACGGCGCGATGATCTGCGGCTCATGTGCCGATGCAGACTATCTCACCGCGTGGATCGACTACGCCGAGCAGCTACGCGCCATCCTCGCCGCATCCCCTGTCGAGCAGCACGAAGCAGCGCCGGCCGACGCGACGCTCCCGTTCGAATCTGCGCTTTCGGAACTGGTTAACAAGATCGATACCGGTCTCGATACCGGCGACCTTCTGGCGGATGCGCGGCGCGCATCCGCAGCCCTCGACGTAATCCTTGGGCGCGGTGATCTTGTTGCCAACGCGCACGATTTCTTCCGCGAATCGCCGGACCGTTACGAGAATTCCATCGAATTCCGTATCGGCTGGAATGCTTGCCTCGATGCGATTGCGAACGCGCGCGCCTCCGAGCAGCCCGAACCGCCAGCGGCAGACGAGCGGGCGGTGATCGATGCAGTCGACGCTGTGCTTAAAGCGAACGCCGTGTTCTTCGGGCGCGAAAAACTGCGCCAGATCGTCAAAGCTGCCCACGCTTCGTCGCCCAATGCGGCGGGGGCGGAACGACGGCCGGAGTGGGCCGACGAGATCATCGATAGCCTGCAAGGGTCGTTCGACACCGAAGGCATCACGGAGAACGATTCTGGTGACGCGCTTATCCGTCTGTCGTCTGCCATCGCGGCCGTTGAGGATGCCGCCGAATCCCGCGCCCCTCGCACTGATGTGGCGGGAGCGGCGACAATCCCGCCTGCCGGTGCGCCGAGCCTGTACTTCTACGGCGACTACGAACATGGCTTCGAATGCCCTGATGATGCTGCGATTGTCTCCGGCCGGAAGCTTGGCGAAAGATTCACGTTGAACGCCGCATGGTACGCAAACGTGCTTTTCGAGGTGACGAAGGTTCCGGACGAAACAAGCGACGACTACGAGGTTCGGGAAGTACCGACCCGCGATCCGGGTCCGTCGCCTGTCGTAGTCGGCCCGCAACCTCCCTCCGCAGATGCAGCGGCAGCGCCGGCAGCCGAACTCGCGCGCATGACGCGCATGTTTCATGCAGCCTGCCACGATCTCGGGCTGATCAACGAAGCGCTCGGGCTCGACCCGGACGATGGTGGCGCCGAGCCGATCCTCGACGCCATCAACGAATTGAAGGTGCGCGCCGAGCAGCCGCCTCCCGCCCCGGCATCCGCTCCTGTCGGGCTGACGAACGCTGCGCGCGACGTGCTGATCGAACGACGCCGGCAGGTCGATCAGGAAGGCTGGACGCCCGCACATGACGACCAATACCGCGATCACGAATTGTCCTGTGCCGCAGGCTGCTATGCGATGCACACGCTCGCGTATCCTGCCGGCGATCCGCCGCCGGCATGGCCGTGGGCCGCTGATTGGTGGAAGCCGACGACGCCTCGGCGAAACCTCGTGAAGGCCGGCGCGCTGATCCAAGCCGCGATCGAACGACTTGACCGAACTGGGGTACCTCAATAATGGACATGAGCGAACTGCAGCTGCTGCTGCCCGAGTTGCGCCGGTTGGTCGCTGCGCTCGAGCAGCCGAAGAAGCTCGATGAAACGCTGTGGAGCACGGAGCAAATCGCGAAATGGCTCGGCCTGTCGAAAGCCACCGTCGAGCTGCGAGTCGTCACCCGCAAGGATTTTCCCGCTGGCATGCGCCCCGTTGAAAGTCAGCAAGCGCAGCGCCGATGGTTCGCGAGTGATGTACTCGAATGGGCGCGCCGCAACCGCGGCACGCTCCCGACGCCGCGGCCAGGCCGGCGCCGAAAGGCGGATTAATCGAGACGTGCCGCCAGCTCGGCGGCCGTCTCGTCGTAGTAGATCATCAGGGATTGAATATCCCTGTGCCCGATCATCTTCGCCAGCGCGAGCACGTGGAGCTTTCGTGAAAGGCGCGTCGTCGCCTCATGCCGAGAATCGTGGAAATTCAAATCCGCGATCTCGGGCCGCTTTTTCGCCAGCGTCTCACGCGTGCGCCGCCACATCACATCCATGCTGGCCTGCGCGACGGGGAAACAGCGCGGCTCCCCGTTTATTCTCGGCAAACGCTGGATCAATTCGACCGCGCGCGTCGACAGCGGCACATCCCGCGCATCCCCATTCTTGGTTTTCGGCAGCCGCACGAATCGCTTGTCGAGGTGCACGCTCGGCCACGTCATCGATGCCATTTCGATCTGCCTCATGCCAGTCTCGAGGGCAAGCAGGAAAGCCAGGGCCGTGTACTGCTTGACGTTGCTCGGGGGAACCCCATCCCGCAACCCGAGAGCCGCGGCCATCGCGGCCGCCTCGTCGTCCGTCACGCGCCGATCGCGTGACGGCGGATTCTTCGGACGCTTCACTTCGTGAACGGGGTTCGCGTGAACCCACTTCCATTCTGTGCGTGCGGCCTCAAATACCGCGGACAGCAGGTTCAAGTCTCGGTTGACGGTCGACGGCTTGACCACCTTGAGCCGCGCATCACGCCATGCCGCGATTTGTTCCGGCTTCACGTTGCGGATCAGGTCGCCTACGAATTCCATCTCTTTGCGAAAAAAATCGAGCCGAGTCTCGTTCCATGCGTGCTTGCCCATCGACGGCGACACTTTCGCCAGGTACTCATCGAATCCATCACCGAGCGTCTTATTGACCTTCGAATAGGATCGTCTACGACCCGCATCGATTTCCGCCTCGAGCGCGGTCGCCCAGGCAACGGCCTCTGCCTTTGTGTCGAACGTTCTCGAATCTCGAATACCCGCCTTCGCGACTTCCGCGCGCCACGACGCGCCCCGCTTTCTGTAGCTTGCCATCCTGTGCCCTGGCGTAATTTTGGCGTAAAGGATAGCGGAAATTTGATGGATTTTGGGGAACTCTGGAATCGAACCCGTACCTTGCGCCTGCTCGCAAAGCCCCGTCAGTATTGGCTCTGTTGGTAATTGATGGAGTTTGATAGCTGTTGAAGGAATCACCGCCGATCCCTGTCGGGGGGACCAGCCAAGCCCCAAACCTCCCCCAAGATTCGCAAGAAACTCCCCGCTCAAGCCCGTCTGGCGGCCCTCTCGCGCCTATCGTTACCCAACGTTGCTCAGTGACAGCCAGAGAAAGTGTTGGTATTTTTGTTGGTATCAGCAGATACCAACAACACAGATACCAACAATGCCTCTCACTGACATACAGGTGCGGAACGCGAAGGCCAGCGCGGCACCATACAAACTGACGGACGGCAACGGGATGTTCTTGCTCGTCCAACCGAACGGCGCGAAGTACTGGCGCTTGTCCTACCGCTTCCTTGGCAAGCAGAAGACGCTCGCGCTCGGCGTCTATCCGGCTGTCACGCTCGCGACGGCACGGAAGAAGCGCGACGAGGCCCGCGAGCAGATCGCGGCCGGCATCGATCCGGGCGAGGCGAAGAAGGAAGCCAGACGAGCCGCCGAGATCGCTGCGGCCAACTCGTTCGAAGCGGTAGCCCGCGAGTGGTTCGACTCCCAGCGCCCGGGCTGGAGCGACGGCTACGCAGCGAAGGTACTGAATTCGCTTGAGGTCGACGTTTTTCCGAAGATCGGCCCTCGCCCGATCGCGGAGATCGACTCGCCGCAGATGCTCAGCATCGTTCGCGAAGTCGAGGCGCGCGGGGTGCGCGAGACGGCGAAGCGGATTCTCCAGCGCTCTCGCGCGGTCTTCCAGTACGGGATCATGACCGGGCGATGCTCCAGGAATCCGGCAGCCGACATCGACGCGCAGACGGTCTTGAAGAAAGGTCCGGGCGTACAGCACATGGCACGCGTCAAGGCGACGGAGATCCCACAGCTCATGCGCGACATCGACGCCTACCAAGGCGATCTCGTTACCCGGCTCGCGCTCCGCTTGATGGCTTTGACCTTCGTGCGGACAACGGAAATGATCCGTGCGGAGTGGTCTGAGTTTGACGAGGCCGCCGCAGAATGGCGCATCCCGCCGGAACGCATGAAGATGCGCGACCCGCACATTGTGCCGCTATCCCGGCAGGCGCTCGACGTGGTCGCTCAGCTCCGGGCGCTTAACGGCCAGCATCAATTCGTGTTCTACAGCGTGCAAGGCAGGAGCCACATTTCGAACAACACCATGCTCTATGCGCTCTATCGCATGGGCTACAAGTCACGGATGACGGGGCATGGGTTTCGCGGGCTGGCGGCTACGGCTCTGCGTGAACTCGGCTTCGGCCGGGACGTTGTAGAGCGCCAGATGGCACACGCCGAACGCAATCAAGTGACGGCCGCGTATGTCCACGCCGAATATCTCCCCGAACGCAGACGCATGATGCAGGTGTGGGGCGATCACCTCGACCGCCTCAAGGCAGGGGCAGAGGTCATCCGTATCGCGTCAGGCCGATAGCGGGCCAACGTCACCCGCACAACGCACCCCACTTCCCCTCTCTGCCAGCGAGGGGGACGGGCGCTTTTTCAATTACTCGCAGACTTCCGGATAATCTGTCCGCTTCTCTCAGTCTCGGTCCCGGTCACGGTCGGCTGCGTAGCGGCCCGAGCAGTAGTAACAGCGGCCCTCCGGCTTGCCGCCCTCTACTTCCCAGTAGTCGAGATCACCAGTGAGGCTGACCTGCTCCCCGCGTTTAGTACGGTGACGGTGTAGAGTCCGTTCCAGAGAGGAACGGCAATGAAGAAGCGATTCACCGAAGAGCAAATCATCAGCATCTTGAAGGAAGCCGAGGCTGGCCTGAAGCCGGCGGAGCTGTGTCGCAAGTACGGCATCTCGGAAGCGACCTACTACAACTGGAAAGCGAAGTTCGGCGGGATGACGGTCTCCGAAGCGCAGCGTTTGAAGGAACTGGAGCAGGAGAACAGCAAGCTCAAGCGCCTGTTGGCCGAATCAATGCTGGACAACGCCGCGCTGAAGGACCTGTTGGCCCGAAAGTAGCAAGCCCGCAGGCCAAGCGCGAAGCGGTCCGAACCTTGATGACCGAACGTGCCATGGGTGTTACCCGGGCCTGCGGGCTGGTAGGGATTTCGCGCTCGCTGTTCCACTACGAATCACGCCGCCGAGTTGATGACGAAGCGCTGACTGGCCGGATGATGGCCATCGCCGCGCAGAAGCGCCGCTACGGCTATCGCCGGATTCACGTGCTGTTGCAGCGTGATGGCTGCTTCGCCAACCACAAGCGCATCTGGCGCCTGTACAGCAAGGCGGGACTGAGCGTGCGCAAGCGGCGACGCAAGCGTATTGCGGCTGTCGAGCGCACGCCGCTGCCGTTACCAACAGGCCCGAATCAGAGCTGGTCGATGGACTTCGTTTCTGACGGGTTGGCCTATGGTCGGCGGTTTCGATGCCTGAACGTGGTCGACGACTACACGCGCGAGTGCTTGGCCATCGAGGTCGATACTTCGCTGCCGGGCCTACGCGTGCAGCAAGTGCTCGATCGGCTCAAGGAGATGCGAGGCTTACCCGCATCCATCACGTGCGGTGGACTAGACTAAATCTGACAGTGGTTGGTTTTTCATGCTGGCGCGCATTGGCGCGGAGGGCGTAGCCCGTAGCGGCAATGCGCGCCGCGAACAGCAAGGAGTCCGCCATGACTCAGGAGCAGAAGGTAATTCGTGCCAAGGTCGGCATACTCGAGCTGGCCCGGCAACTCGGCAACGTCAGCCAGGCCTGTCGCGTGATGGGTTACTCGCGCGACAGCTTCTACCGATTTAAGGAACTGTACGATCGAGGCGGTGAAGCTGCGCTGCAGGAGATTTCCCACCACCGGCCGCTGCTCAAGAACCGCGTGGATCCGCAGGTCGAGGCCGCAGTTGTCGAACTGGCCCTCGAATTGCCAGCCTACGGTCAGGTGCGTATCGCCAACGAGGTCCTCAAACGGCATGCTCTTTCTGTCTCGCCCCAAGGCGTCCGTAGCATCTGGTTGCGCCACGATCTGGAGACCATGCCGAAGCGCTTGAAGGCCTTGGAAGCCAAGTCCGCCCAGGAGGGGTTGGTGCTGACCGAGGCGCAGCTTGTCGCGCTCGAACGCGCCAAGCACGAGAAGGAAGTGCACGGCGAATTCGAGTCCGAATGCCCGGGCTACTGCGGCGCGCAGGATACGTTCTACGTCGGCAGCCTCAAGGGCGTCGGCCGTGTCTACCAGCAAACTTTCGTCGATACCTACTCGAAGGTTGCTTTCGCCAAGCTCTATGATCGCAAGACACCTTTGCCGGCGGCGGACCTGCTCAACGATCGCGTTGTCCCGTTCTTCGACAGCTTCGGCATTCCGCTGCTACGCGTGCTGACAGACCGCGGCACCGAATACTGCGGCAACCCCGAACATCACGAATACGAGCTGTATCTGGCCTTGGAGGACATCGACCATACCCGAACCAAGGCCAAGTCGCCGCAAACCAACGGGATCGTCGAACGGCTGCACAAGACCATGCTCAACGAGTTCTATCGCATCGTCTTCCGAAAGAAGATCTACGACTCGATCGCTACGCTGCAGACGGACCTTGATGCGTGGCTCGACCAGTACAACAATGAACGAGAGCATCAGGGGCGCTGGTGTTATGGCAAGACGCCGATGCGTACTTTCCTCGATTCGCTCGAACTAGCCAAGGAGAAACTCATCCCCCATTGATGGCTCGTTCTTTGTAGGCCCGACTACCTGTCAGATCGAGTCCCGGCTAATACACATCACGGTCGACAACGGACCGGAGTTCGCTGGTAAGGTGCTGGATGCATGGGCCTACGAAGCCGGTGTCACGCTGTCGTTCATTCGGCCTGGCAGGCCGGTGGAGAATGCCTATATCGAGAGCTTCAACGGACGGTTCCGCGATGAATGTCTGAACGAGCACTGGTTCGTCTCAATGCGCCACGCCAAGCGGCTGATTGAGGAATGGCGTATCGAGTACAACACCGAGCGGCCTCATAGCTCGCTCGGCTATCTGACGCCTGCGCAGTTCGCCCGGGCGCACGGCGCGAAGCAGCAGTTTTTAACCTCGGACTCTAACTGCAGTTCGGACTAAAACCGGGGGCAGGTCAAGGCAGGCAACACCGCAGATGGAGCAGTTGGTTGGGATGTTGTCGCCATCCTCGTTGTCGCAGAACGTGCAGCGGTATCCGGTGCCCGATGCATCGTTCAGCACCATCGTGAAGTTGCCACAGTCCTCGCAATCAAGTCGCACTTCAGGGGCATCCGGGTCAGACGGGTCTTGCGGGTTGTCCTTCTCGACCGCGTCCGCCTTCCTCAGTGCATCCTTCAGTTTGAATTGGTACTCGTCGGACAGCACTTTGAACGTGTCCATCGCGTTCTGCGGAATGGCTGGCTCGATATCCACGTCGCTGTTGTATTCGAGGAACTCCAAAACTGCGCGGAACAGACGGCCGATCGTGGTCCGCGCGGTCTCGACGTCCATCTCGAACTTGTGGTGTTCGATGTCATTCCGCAACTTCTTCAGCCACTCCAAATCTTTGCGAAAATCGCCTGAAACAGTGTCTTTCTCTTCGTTATTGATGAAATTAACTGCCTCCCATAGCCCAATCGTGCGCGCCTTCTCGGGCTTAAGGTTTGATTCGAACGGGTTCATGTAAATCAACAACGCATGCTTCTCGGTGATGTAGTGCTTGAAAATCAGCTCGATGAAGTGAGCCATGTGAAGCACGCAGAACTTGTACGCCTTCAGATCACCGTTGTCGCCCTGCTCGAACTTCGTCAACGCCTCGGCAAGACTGTCCATCGCGTTTTCAAGCAGGTCCAACTTATGATTCGACATCCCGTCCTCCACCCCGTTGTTCTGATGGGCAGATTGTACGGTAGAGCGCGGAGCAGCCCAGCCCCATCCCAGAAGCCTCCCACGTGCCGCGTGATTTGCACCAGCGGTCGGGGAGCGCTCCCTCATCGCCGCCACAGCGATGGTTATGCCCCCCTTCCGTGCATTTTCCACCAGTAAAACTCACACGGCTTAGCCACAGCGTCGCTCCTTGATTTGACCCTTTATTATTATGTGCCCCCCTTGTTTCGGCCGTCAGTAGAGAAAAGACGCAGGTGTGAGCCCCCGCGTGTTTGCCCTAGACGCAGGGTCCCCCGCTTTTCAGCCGCCCCGACACTTGCGGCCCGCGCAACAATGCCCGATCGGGGTGCATCGCAGACACCCCCGTCCAAAACACGCCCCTGATGCCCCTCAAATCCCGGAGAGCCGCGCCCCGTCTGGCTTTGCGGTCGACGCAGACGGTCGACGTCTGCCCGCTCAATGCAAAACGAGTTGGAGATTTGGAGATAAACGCCTGAATCGGCCGCAAAGCCTTGCGGGGTAAGGCTTCGCGTGTCTCCAAACGATTTGGAGAACGCTGGAGATACTGGAGATAAACCGGGCTGGATTGTTACGATGGCGGAAAGATTCGCGGCCATCGCCGGCGCGGTTCCGTCTGGAGCGGATCGCTCAAAGTAACTTTGACGCACGGGCGAAAAATGCCGCGCAAAGGAATGCCCGCCACCGCCCTCCCGGACGGCGGCGGTGCATTTCACAGCTCAAGCGTGAAGATGGACGGCAGCACGCGATAGACCATGAACTTGCCGTGACCGGGGATGTACTCCTGCCGGTACGGATAGCCGTCGCTGCGCGGCATCAGCACGCCCCGCTTCATCAGTGCCTTGGCGACGATCTTGTGATCGAAGCCGGCGCACACGTCCTTGCGAAACACGGCCGCTTCGATCAGGTATTCCGTCTCGACGCTTTCGGCATCGTCGGCGCTCATCTTGCCGCCGAACTCGGCGTAATACTCCCGATCGGAGGCGATGGGTGTCCGTCGCTCGTCGCGCTTCACGTGCTGCTTGAAGCCCGCTCGATGCGGCACGTTCGGCCGATGGTCGTCCTGCGCCCGGTTCATCCACACGAAACGGTTGTCGCCGTGCGCGGCGAGAAAATGCTGTACCTGCCGCACGGCTTCGGCCTCGTCCGAGTTGCCGGTGCCTCCGCGCAGTTCGAGCCAGCCTTCGAAGCAGCGACGCGCGGCCTCGACCACTTCGCCCTGCGGCCAACCGGTCAGGCCGTGCGCCGTCGCCAGCTCGCCGGCCACCGCAACAAGGCAGAACCGCTTGGCGACGCGCGCGACCTGCGAATGCGAGCCGTCCGGCACCCATTGCCCGACCAGCTCGTCGACGCGCACACGCAGATGCTCGGCCAGCTCGCCGGCCTGCGACGACGCCCACTCGATGAACGCGGGGCCGGCCGTGCCGTAGTGCATGCCTGCGTGTCGCTCTAGATGCTCGATCAGCGCGGCCGGCGTCGGAAAGCCGTGCAGTTTCTCCACCACGCCCATTTCGCCGACCTCGGCCGGGATCGCGGGTAAGCGCACCTCGATACCGCCTTTCATCGGCTTGTTGCCCTCGGCCATCAGCGCGGACACGCTCTTTTCGCCGTTCGACAGGAACAGCAGCCGCCACGTGAGTACGGGCTTCGCCGAGCCGCTACGCGACGCGCGGGCCTTGCCCGACTCGTTCGCGAGCATGTAGATCACATCGCCGACCAAGCGCGGCTCGACCTGCCCGATTTCGTCGAGAATCAGCAGCGCGTCGCTATGCTGCGTGGCCACGGCTTCAAGCGCGTTGTCGGTCGCCTTCCAGCTCCGCACGTAGTCCGGCGAGCCGAACACGGACGCAGCGATTACGCCGCCCGTCGACTTGCCCTTGGACGTCGTGCCGAGCAGGTGGAAGCCGCCCGACTGAAGCCCGGAGAAGTGCAGCAGCGGACCAGCGAAGGCGGTAGCGACGCAGAACAGCAGCCGGCTATTGCCGACGCAGTAGGCCGCGACCCCGCGTTGCCAGTCGTCCAGCGTGCCGCGTTCCTTGAACTAGCTCTGGATCGGCGTGTCGGCCTGATAGATCAGCGCCTCTTTGCCGGTGCCGATGACGCGATCGGGCAGCACGAACGCGCCGTGATGCCAGCCGACGCGCGGCACGCAGCGCACGCGCTCGTCCGGCTGCGCCATCTGCACGTAGTTCGCGATCTGCGTGCGGGCGATCTGCGTCACGCCGAGCTTCACGCCCATATCGAGCAGCATGCGGCGCAGCTCCGTGCCGTCGCCGGCAAAGAGGCCGGCCGGCACTGCCCATCGTTTCAGGATGCCGTCGCGATCGGTGAATTCGAGCAGGTAGCCCCACTCGCTGTTCATCTCGTTGCGCGTCTCCGCGATCACGTCGATCCGCGTGCTGACCCAATGCGGCGGCAGCGGATCCTGGCCGCGCTGTGCCGTCGCCACGGCGTGCAGGTTGCCTGCGTCAAACGCGACAGCGGCCGGATAGCCGGTCGCGGCCACGAGCGTCGCGCACGTGGCGTAACCCTCGCCAATCAGCAGCGTGGACGATACCGCCCCGCCGATCAGCGAGAAGCAGCCCGCCTTGCGGCCGTTCGGCAGATAGCGTTTCTGGCCGTCCGTGAGGACGAACTCCAGCGTCCACAGCTTGCCGTCCGCGTCACGCGCTGGGATGACCAGTGCGCCGTCGCATGCGGCCGTGCCGATGCACAAGCCGCCGCGATAGACGCGCAGCGCGTCGACCGGGATGCGCTTGCGAACGAGGTACGCGTGATCGGCCGGCGCAGGCTCGGCCGCCGACCAGATCGATTCGGCGAGCGCCGATGCGGCTTGCTGCTTCTCGGTGAGTGTCGCCAACTCGGCCGCTTCGCGGGCGGCGCGCTCGGCGTGCTGTCGCTCGCGCTGTGCTGGGTCGATCGACTTGGCGCGATGCGCGCGCGGATCGAAGCCGCCTTGTTTGGCGAGATGAAACAGCGTGTTGATGGTGATCTTGCCGCCCTTGAACGACTTCCATACATCGCGGGCGTCTCTTGCGTTGTAGTTTTGCGCGCCTTGGCTCCATTCGTTCCAGAGGGTGAAACCCTCTTCGCCGAACTCGGCCTTGAGCGCCATGCCGGCCTGACGCCACGTGTCTCGGTCGTCGGCCGGAACATAGCCGAGCACGACACTTGCCCGCTCGAATTCAGACATGGGTGCGTTACTCATAGATTCCCATTGGACACGCGCGAGCCAGCTACCCGATTAGCAGTCCATATCGGCAAGCCGTTTACCCGGCGCGCGAAGAATAGAATGATGTTCGGCCGCCTAGCGGCCGAACATCATGATCGCCTTAGTGCGTCGTGCGCGGATAGCGCGTAACGCCGAGCGCCGCGAACAGGTGCTGTTGCACACGCCCCATTAGGCCCGCCACGAACGCGTGGCCGCTGACCGTGACGTGATGCGTATCGATGTCGCCGTTGTCGTGCATGCTGGCATTCAGCCCGCGCACGAAGGCGTCGACCTGAAAGGCGGCGTAGTCGTGCAGACGCACTTCGCCTTTCAGCTCAAGCCATGCGTCGGCGCAGACCGCGCCGAGGTCGACGGCGAATTGCAGTTCGATCGGTGCGCTCGTGTCGAGGGGTGGCGCGTTGTCGAATCCTTCGATGACCGCGGTTCGGACGTACTGGCTCATTGCGTATCTCCGATATCCGTCATCGCGAAGGCCAGCTCGCGCAACTCGCTCGCCATGCCCTGCACCAGCCAAAGTAGGTTGAGGCGCGCGCCTGCGTTCATCTCCTGAAACATCGTGAAGCCGTCATCGGCGAACGCCAGCAGCAGCGATTCGAGGTGCATCGCACGGCTCGCGACGAAGTGAGACAACGCGAGTGCGCCGGCGAATTCGATGCGGCGGCCGTCGTTCATGTGGATCGACAACGCGTCAGCCATGCCGCACCTCCGCGCGCACGAGCGCCGCGATGGCGACGAGTGCCGCGCCGGTCGCATCGAGCGCGGTTTGGTACGTGTCGGCGGTGGCCGCTTCGCGCAGTGCGGCACGGATGATCGAATGGATAAGGGGAACGTTTCGCCCGGAATGGGCGTGCGTCGGCTGGCGCATTGGGTGCGACCTCCTTGGACGGGTTGGCGAACCCGGCCCCCATCGCCAAATGGGGTGGCCGGGCACATGACAGGGTTGGCGAACCGGCGTCCAAGGAAACCGGCGTGCGCGAACGCACCCCCACCAAGGCCCGACCATTGAAGGCACAAGGTGTACGGACGTAAAAAAACCGCACGTCGGCGGCTGTCCGCCTTGGAACAATTCCGGTCGCCAAACCGGATCGCTGCTGTTTCAGCGACACCCACAGGATACCGCGTGACGCCGCGCGGCGCAAATTCGCACAGCAACAGACCAATTACGACGGAGCGGCCCGGCCGCAGCCGGTCGCTCCGCGTCATGGCAAAGTGACTTTGGATGCGCGCGATCGTCATGCGCTCAGCCCGCTTTCGACCAGCACGACTGCGATGCGTTGCAGGCGAACGGCGGCGCGGGCGCATTCGTCGTTGCCACTCGACCAAAGCACCCCCGTGATCGCGTCGATCTGCTGAACCGTCGGATCGGCGAGCGGCCGGCTGGCATCGTCCAACGCGTCGCCCAAATCGAGCGACGCACCTTCCAGATCGCTCGCGAGCACAATGCGTGACGCGGGCGACAGAGTGCCCGGCGCGACGAGCAGCCGGGCAATTTGCGTCGCGTGAATCGCCGCCAGATGGCAGGCGCGGCTATCCGACGCCCAGAGGGCGGTCGCCACGCGCTCCAGGAACGCGGCCATGCGAAGCAGATCGGGATTGCCGCACGTCACGCGCGCGTCTTCGAACGCCGCGCAAGCGTCGAGCCACGCGCGGCGCGCATTAACGGACGGCTGCGTCGACATGCACTCGCACGCCTGCATCAAGTTGATCGTCATTACGCGCCCTCCGTCGTCTGGTTCGCCGCGTCGACAGCGCGATAGTTCAACGGATCGGCCATCCAGCGATGAAGCTCGCGATTCGACCAGACCGTGCAACGCTGCGTCAGACGACTCGCACGCGGAAAGCGCCCTTCCAACTCACGCTGGCGGACGGTTTCGCGGGACAAGGGAATGAAAGGACGGAGATCGCCCCAACGCGAAAAACCATCAAGCGGCAGTCCAACCGGGGCAGGTGTTGCGACTGTGTTTTTTGCGGACATTCGTGCTCCCTGAGTATAGCTGTGCCACCATCGACACAGGCCGGAAGCCTGAAGCACGAAACGCGATCGACGTATCGACAATCGCGTTTCGGCCACGTAAAACAAGACTGTCGTTACCTCAATCGCGTTTTACCGGTTCAACCCTGCGAGCCACGCCCTTTTCAACTTTCGCACGTGATCCGCCGTAACGCCGAAGCGAGCCGCAATGTCCGAACAGACGTTGCGTCCCTGAAAGTCTTCTCCGTTACGCCGACGACGATTGAACTCTTCGATGATCTTCGTGTTCTTCGCTTTCGAGAGCCGCGCCGCCTGAGCCGGTTTGATGGCCTTTTGCCTTTCCAGCTTTGCTTGCTCCTGCCGTTCTCGCTGTTCCGCTTCGAGCAGCGCCAAATGCGCGCGCGACATTTCGTGTTCTTCCGCACGCTCGGCAATCTGCTCATGCAGCGCGTCGATTCGTTCCAGCAGCGCTGATTCTGTTTTACGCCTCGCGTAGAGCACGACGCCTTCCAATGTACGACTGTTGAACAGTTCGTGCTTCATCAACTCTTGCGCGGTACGAAAATCATCCTCGTCAATACATTTGACCAGCAAGCCCGCCAACAATGCCATCGCTTCACCAACCGGGACATTACGAGGAATGATGTCTTCCATTTGTCCGAATGGACTTTCACCTCCCTGTCTAGCAAAGGGCTGTGACGCTCGATGTTTTGCATCGGCAGCGGCGAAGGAGAGGATGCTTCTTCTGACACGCTGCTTCGGACGCCTTGGACGAAAGCCGGAGCGTGCTTTGTTTGTGAAAAGCGGGCGAGGTTTAATTGTACTTGGCAATAGCGCACCCTTCCGTGCGGCCTTCACGAAGAACGCCAAGCCAGCCGGAGAAGGTGTCCGATTTTCGGGTGGCCGCCCTAGACTCGACGGGCCACATTTTCTCACGACTTGCTACGCCAACTATTCGGGGCGCAAAGCTTCAGACCGCCCAACGCATAGCAATCAGGCGAGAAGCAGGATGCATCGATAGCTCGCCTAGGAAATATCGAGGGTGGATCGCGCCGCTTGTA